ATGCGCCTGAAAGACAACACCAATCCCTTCATCCATGTCAACCCGCCGTACCAGCTCATGGTCATCCACAGCAGCAAGCTGGTCTACCCCCGCGAACTGTATCAGCGTGGTGTGGAGCGCAAGCGTGTGGAACTGATCGCCGCCCACTTCAACGAATATGTGGCAAACGAGCCGAAGGTCAGTTTCCGTAACGGTCAGTTCATCGTAACGGATGGGCAGCACACCATCGAGGGGCGCATCCTCCGCAACGGCGGCAAGGATCTGCCGATCCTCTGCAAGGTGTACACGGGCATGACCGTGGAGCAGGAAGCCCTGCTCTTTGCCGAGCAGAACGGCTTTTCCGCTCCGCTGACTGCTGGCATCAAACTCCGCGCCAAGGTCGTAGGCGGCGATGCTATTTCCAAGGCTTTCCTCGCAGCCACCAACCGGGTGGGATTGAGCCTCAATTATGACAGCCAGCAGCTGACCGATTACCGCATCGGCTGCGTTGGTACGGCTTTCCGGCTCTACAAGCAGATGGGCGAACCGCTCTACTGTGAAACGATGCGGCTGATCGTGGCAGCATGGGAGGGCAAACCGGATTCGTTCCGGGCATCTGTTCTGAAAGGCATGATGCACTTTGTGGAGCTGTACCACGGCGAGTTCAGTGAAGAACGGCTGCTCCGTGCGCTGCGCAACATCCACCCGGTCGATATTTACCGCATCGGGCAGGACGACCCCGCAAAGCTGCGCGGATGGAAAAAATACGTTTTCCCCATCTACACCGCCTACAACGGCAAGTGCAGAAAAGACGCGCTGCCGATGAAATTCTGATATTCACAGGCATTCCTCCCATATACACAAGGGGCATCCGCAAACCGCAGATGCCCCTTGTTACATATTAAGACCCTATTATTTAATTATTAAAACACACAGGAAGGGTGATTGAATGGTCGATAAATTTTCTCAGGTCGCATCCAACATCCCTGCGGCTAATGCTGATACCAACAAACAGTATTTGGTAATCAACGGCTATCCCATTGTTTTCAGCTTCTCCAACGAACCGAACCCGGAAGCATTTGAACGTATCCGGGATATTCTGCTTGCCACAAGCTACACAAAGAAAGCGGGTTGACATCGTGGACGAAAACCTAAGCACTCGTTATACTGAGGATGGCTGTGGTGTTTTGGTCAGACAAAGAACCACGACCACCCGTTCTTTGGCAACCGAATAGTACCCATTCTCACTTCTATTATAAAGTGAGGAATCGAAAATGAATGAAATGAACAATCGCGTCTGCTGCCTGTACCGTGTTTCCACCGACAAACAGGTGGATTTCAACTCGAACCATGAAGCAGACCTTCCTATGCAGCGCAAGGCGTGTCACAAATTTGCCGAAGCGAAGGGCTGGGTCATCGTCCATGAAGAACAGGAAGAGGGCGTGTCTGGTCATAAAGTCCGTGCAGAAGCCCGTGACAAGCTGCAAATCATCAAGGATTATGCCCGAAAAGGCAAGTTTGACATTCTGCTGGTGTTCATGTTCGATCGAATCGGACGCATCGCAGATGAAACGCCGTTTGTTGTAGAATGGTTTGTGCGAAACGGCATCCGGGTGTGGAGTACCCAAGAGGGTGAGCAGCGATTCGACAACCACACTGACAAATTGTTGAACTATATCCGCTTCTGGCAGGCAGACGGTGAAAGCGAAAAAACTTCTGTCCGTACCCGTACCAGTCTGCGGCAGCTTGTGGAAGAAGGGCACTTCAAGGGCGGCAGCGCGCCGTATGGTTACGACCTTGTGAAAAGCGGGCGTATTAACAAACGCAAGCACGAACTGTATGAACTGCACATCAACGAGCGTGAAGCTGCCGTAGTTCGGATTATTTTCGACAAGTATGTGCATGAAGGATATGGACCGCAGCATATCGCAACTTATCTGAATGATAACGGCTACCGTGCAAGGTCTGGGAAATGCTGGCATCCGGCAAGTATCCGTGGAATGGTTCGGAACCTGACCTATACAGGCGTTCTCCGCTGTGGGGATGCCCATTCGGAATTGCTGCAAGAGTTGCAGATCATCCCAGCGCAGCAGTTTGAAGCCGCCCAGCGTATCCGTGAAAATCGTTCTAACCGTGCAGCACAAGAATCCGAATATCGCGTTCCGCTGAACATTCACGGACAATCTCTGCTTTCGGGCAATGCTTATTGTGGACATTGCGGTGCAAAGCTGACCTTGACTTCCAGCCGGAAGTGGCGCAAGCTCTCCGATGGAACACTGGACGATACGCTCCGTGTCCGTTATACCTGTTACGGAAAGCTCCGTAAGCAGACCGGCTGCACCGGGCAGACGGGTTACACGGTACATATTTTGGATGAGATCATTGATAAGTCAGTCCGTCAGATCTTTTCCAAAATGAGAGGCATCCCGAAAGAGCAGATCATTACAAGGCGTTACGAGCGGGAAGTTGTCGAACGCAAGAATCATCTGCAAACTATTCAGGTAGAGCGGGATAAAGCCCAAAAAGACTTGATTTCCCTGAAAGACGAGATTCTTGCCTGTATCAAAGGTGAGAGCGTCTTTCCCAAAGAAACCCTTGCCGAGATGATTACAGCGCAGGAGGAAAAACTTCGGGAATTGGATGCTCTTTATGAATCTTCCTATGCAGAAACAGAAAAAACTGCCGAACTGATGGACAACGTATCAAAACTGTACGAAGAACTGATTTCTTTTTCTGATCTCTACGACAGTGCCAGTTTTGAAGCAAAGAAAATGATCGTCAATCAGCTTATCCGTAGAGTAGATGTTTATCGTGGGTATCAGCTCAACATTACCTTCAACTTCGACCTTACGCCGTACATTGAAGGGGATGATGCAGCAGCCTGCTGAAAAAACGGGCGGCAAACATTCTTTTTTGAAAACGGTGTAAAGTCAAAAGTTGGGGGTTGTATAGGTACCGCCTGCAAAAAGCCTGAAACCGGTGCAGGAGAAGCAATGCAGCCCCCAAAAACCGGCTTCCGCAAAAAGAAAAGCACCATACTTTCTACGAAGTACAGTGCTTTTTTGGTGGAGCAATCAGGAGTCAAAACGAACATTTTGGCATCTGGCGAATCCTCGCCATCCGGCGGGTCTTCCCCGGTCTCCAGAGGAATCTCAACGCTATTGTCCTTGCCCATAAAGGAAAAGACCATCTTCAGGCGGTTGTCATCGTAGATGTAGGCTGCGACAAGGAAGTCTTTGAAAAGTTCTGCCTGAACCTCCCTGTCTTGTATATCCTTGCTGCGAAGAATGTGGAGTTCGTCAATCAAATCTTCCCGATTGATTTTGACCACATCCCTCTTGGCTGCACTCAACTGGGCGGTCAGCTTTGAGTTCTCAGTCTCCAATTCAACCATCCGGCTGCGGGTGGCCTCTGTGATAATTCCCATCTCGATGGCTAAAAGCATATTCGAGGTGGCCTTTTTGTTTTCGGCCAGCTGCTGCTCCAACGCCTCGATCTGGAGGTCATTGTCGTGCTTTTCCCAATACTGAACCGTCTGATCTGCCATCCACTCGATAACGTCATCGGTCAAGCAGTACATCTTGATGGCCTGTGCGATGGCGGGCTCGATAACATCCCGGCGGACATTCTTCTTGTTGCAGGCGTGTTCGGTTCGCCGCTTCTGGCAGGTGTAGTAGTAATGCAGCTCTCCGTTTCTACTGGTGCCGGATACGCCCGTCATGTAGCTGCCGCAATGCCCGCAGCGCAGCTTCCCGGTCAACAGGTAATCTTCCGCACCAACGCGGTGCCGGGTTCCAACCGGATTCTTTTTCATCCTCATGGCCTCCTGTACCCTGTACCACAATTCATCGCTCACAATGCGAGGAATCCCATCCACAATGCGGACGTTGCCGTAAATGTAGATGCCCTTGTACCGCTCGTTCTGGCAAATGCTCTGGAAACTGCCCTTATTCCACGCAGCTCCCTTGCTGGTCTTGATGCCCTTTGCGTTGAGATCTCGCGCAATATCTACGAACAGATCCCCGGCGGCAACACGGGTGAAGATTTCCCGGACAACAGCCGCTGCGGGCTCGTCCAGCATAACCTTCCCATCTGCACCGCGCTTGTACCCCAACGGCTGCCGGCCGTTCGCCATGCACTTGTTGGCGTTGTCGTACAGACCGCGGATGATGTCCTCTGCCATGTTCTCGCTGTAAAACTGGTTGACGTTCATCATGTTCCGCAGTGCAAAACGCCCGGCGGCAGTATCGTCAAAATCTTCCTCAGCGTAAAACACCTTTACGCCGTAATCGTCCAGCTTCGCCTCGTTGACCATGGCTTGCAGCATATTGCGCCCGATGCGGTTGGACTTCCACGCCACGACGGCCTGAAACTTCCCCTTTTCAGCATCCCGCATCATCTGCTGGAAACGAGGCCGGTTATCCGTCTTGCCACTGATTGCCCTGTCTTCGTATGTACCAACAATGCGCAGTCCAAGCGCAGCCGCGTGCTTCGTACACTCTGCGATCTGCTGCTCGATGCTGACCTCTCGCTGGTTATGTGACGAGTACCGGGCATAGATGACGGCATCGAGGCCAGCAGCGATATTCTTTTTTCTGGCCATCAACCATCACCGTTCACTTTCAAATTCCAAGAAGCTGCTTTTTCTTTGCTGTAAATTCTGCTTCCGTCAAAATACCCTCGTCCAACAGCTGCTTCAAGCCGCGAATTTCATCCACAACTGAAACAACTGTGTTAGATGGGACTGCTTGTGCAGCGGATGCGGAAGCCTGCCGCGACTCGTACCCGGTAACATAATCGTTTATAGCTCTCGCCTTGTCCAAATTTTCTTTAGTGTAGCAAAAGTATTGCTCTCCGCCAGATGCCACGTTTACGCCAAACCCTATATTCACCAAATCCGAAGAAACAGCTATCTTGAAGGAAATCATACCATTCGAAAGAAATCCGGGCTCGGCGAACTTAAAGGATTGAATTTTTGAAATCGGAAAAACTTCTTGACTTTTCTTTTTCACTGCTATCAACTTATCTCCAGTGGCACAAAGAGTCACTCCAAGAGTACAAGGCAAACTGATTTCATACTCGTCCATTTTGTTCTCCTTCTCACAATAAATTTTTATTTTAGCTGTCCGGTCAGTCACCCCAGATATTGAGACACATTTTTCCCTTGGATGCTATCAGTTGTAGTCAAAATCATAGTTGTTCCCCCTCGTTTCGGCATTTTTTCACAAACAGCTGAAAATAGCTGCACGTTCTGCTATAATTTAACCAACCTGCCGACAGTAATCTAGGAAAGGGGTAATGCGTATGACCACAGAAGAATGGTCAGAAGTGCTTATCAGGGTCAGAATGCTGTCGGATGCTGACAAAGCACGGCTGATTACTTATCTGCGTGCTCTGAAAGGTAGCGAAGATAATTCAACGCTTCCTGCCGCCGATCAGCCGACAAGTCAAGAAGTAAATCAATAATCTCCGCCGTTTGGCCGTCCTCCTGTTGGAGGGCGGCTTTTATCATTTCTTTCGGTGTGTGTCCAAGCAGAGAATCCAAGGATTCCCCCAGCTGGTCCGCAATAGAGCAGGCGGCGGCCAGCGAGATGGGCTCACTGCCATCCAGTTCTTCTTCGATTTCCTGAACGCTGATGCCTGCCGCCTTCAAGTCGGCCGGATCCGCATTATTCAAAATCTGCATCACACTATCGCGAAACTTTGAAGACCATTCGTTTTGATGAGATTCCTCGTCCCATCCCATGATATAAGACGGGGTGGTTTCCAAAGCGTCAGCAATGACTTTGATTTTGGACTGCGTAAGGACGCGAAATCCGAGTTCAATTTTGTTGATGGATGATTTCGACTTATAGCCAACTTTCGTTGCCAGTTCTTCTTGGGACATACCCAGCTCTTCGCGTCGAATTTTCACTCTCTGTCCGATGGTCATAGTTTTGTATTCCCCCTAAAATCTTCTGATGCAATTATAATACGGCGTAGTCTTTAGGTCAACATTTTTTCAGATTTTCCAAAAAAACAGTTGACATTCTGCCTACGAGATGGTAATATACGTCCAGTAGACAGCTAGTCTACGCCAAACAGAAAGCGAGGTGAATCTACCATGACCAACGCAACTTTGCTTAAAGCGAAGATTGATGCCTCCGGCTACAAGATGAAGTATGTTGCAGATCGCATTGGCCTTACATATCAGGGATTCCTTAACAAAATCAGGAACAAAACCGACTTTACGGCTCCTGAAATCAAGGGCTTGTGTGAGCTGCTCCACATTGAAACGGAGGAGATGGAGCAGATTTTTTTTGCTCTGTGAGTAGACTCTTTGCCTACTTTGAACAGGAGGACCAAATGAACGCCAACATTCACATCAACGTGGACGAAATACCGCCAGAGGTCGCAGAACGAATCGGCTGCGTATTTCTCGGATTCCACAAGCGTTTCCAGCAGAATCCCGAACTCATGGCTGAGCTGGAAGCCTACCGAGCCACCAAAAAGGCGTCTGAAAGGAAGTGTGCAGAATGACGAAGATTCTGATGACCGTGTATGGCATCACCGCAGAGCAGGCAGCAGCCCGGCTCCCGGCGGCGCAGTTTGTTTTGACTGCTGCCGTTGCAGCCGTGTTCGTCTGGCTGGACAGCAACGGCGCACTGGACGGCGTAGGCCGCTGGATGGGTCGGACGCTCCGGGAGGTGCTGGATGCTGTATCCGAGGACTGATGCGGAGGCTGGCTATCCTGACCCTCCTGTGTGCCCCATCTGCCACCAGCGGTGCGATACCATCTATCGCGCCGAGGATGGAACAATCGTAGGCTGCGACCGCTGCATAGAGGCCGCAGACGCATGGGAAGTCAACGAATGCTTCCCGGAAAAGGAGTGATTTTTATGAAAGGATTGGTGTTTGACACCGAGAATCGGATGCAGTTCAAGGACTTCGGCGAGCCGCTGCTGGACAGCCTCCAGAAAGAAGTCGGCGGCTACATCGAGGTGGTTCATCCCAAGTATCTACCGGAAGGGCTGTGCATGGTGGTCGATGACGAGGGGCGATTGAAAGGCTCTGCCATCAATAACATTGCCAGCGTCCTCTACGGTACGCCGGAACACGGCCAGCCTATCGTGGGCAACGCTGTGATTCTCCGCGAGGGCTTCGTGGCTGGCGAACGCGACTTTGTGAGCCTGACCGAAGATGATGAAACAGGCCTGATACTTATGCTCTTTGCACTCGGCATCAGTATCAAGGACGAAAGCGAGGCCGAGTGATGGATCTGGAAAAATTCTACTTCACATACGGCTCAGATGATATTCAGCCGTACTGTGGAGGATGGACGGTGGTCTGGGCGCCCAACTACCAGATGGCGTGTCAGGCGTTCCGGGCAGTCCACCCTGACCGTATTCCCAATGTTCTGAACTGCGCTAGCGTTTACAGCGCAAGTGAGTTCGAGAAAACCAAGATGTTCGGCCCGAGCGGCAATTTCGGCCTCCGCTGCCGGGAGACCATCACGCTGAATATCGCTGTCAATAAGGCCGAGGAGGGGGTGATTTTTTGAAAGTGAGAGGCAAAAAGCTGACCCGCAAGCAGAAAGAAGCCCTTTCCGCACAGGGCTGGGACTTCCGTCTGTACCTCTGCGTCCGGGATGGCCCGGACTTCATGGAGCTGGTCAACCGCACCACCGGCAAGCACGTCATGTTTCGCAAGTAAACCTATCAACTGAAAAGGAGTAAACATTATGATTCGCAATCCCAACGACATTCAGGACGGCGCAAAGAAGATTCGTATGCTTATTGCTGGCTATCCCGGCATCGGCAAGTCTACGCTGGCCTTGTCCGCACCCCGCCCGCTGCACATCGACTGCGACTTCGGCATTGACCGTATCGAGCCTCGCTACCGTATGCCGTACATCCAGCCCCGCAGCTATGACGAAATTCTGAATGACCTGAAGCCGGAGAACCTCAAGGACTTCGAGACGCTGGTGTTCGATACCGCCGGCAAGCTTATCACCCTGATGGGCCTGTGGGCTATCAAGCAGAACCCCAAGTATGGTCAGCGGGACGGCAGTCTGTCCCTCAAGGGCTATGGCTTTGTTGGCCGCGAGTTCGTCCAGCTGATGGACTACTGCTTCTACGAGCTGAAGAAGAACATCGTGGTGGTCTTCCACGCCACCGAGGAAAAGGACGGCGATAACACCCGTCTCCGCATCAAGGTTGAGGGCCAGACCAAGAACAATGTGTGGGAGCCTATGGATCTGGGCGGCTTCGTGGAAATGTACGGCAACGACCGCACCATTGGTTTCTCCAACTGTGAGAAATATTTTGCCAAGGGCACCCGCGGCATCCACGGTGTCTATAAGATTCCCGCCCTCGGCCCCGGCAGCCCGAACGACTTCCTGACCAAGCTGTTTGAGGAGTACAACAGCAAGGCCGCCGAGGAGGTGGCTGCAAATGCCAAGGAGAACGAAGCCTACGAGCAGGTCATGCAGGAGGGCAGCAAGATTATTGCTGGCATCAAGGATGCCGATACCGCCAACGCTGCCATGCCGCCGTTCAAGGCTCTTCAGCACCACTTGACTTCCCGTCAGGAACTGAATGCCCAGTGGAAAGCTAAGATTGCCGCTCTCGGCCTGACTTTTGATACGGCCGCTGCCCAGTACAAGCCCGCAGAGGAGGCACAGTAATGGCTGCATACCTTGTTACTCACTCGCTGCTGTCCTCGTGGCTGCACCTCATCCGGGAGAATCCCTACGAGGATTTGACCACCGCGGGCGACCCGCTGGCAGAGTTCGTGCTGGTCCTGCGTCGGGAGCCTACGCCCCGGACGGAGGCTATGCAGAACGGCATTGACTTTGAGAACCTTGTGACCTGCATTGTCAACGGCCACGATGACCCCAACAATCCGTGGAGCTGGGCTGCCGGGCAGATTGCTGCCATCATCAATGGTGGACAGCTGCAGTTCAAAGCCCGCCGGAAGATTCAGGTGCGGGGCATGGATGTGGTTCTGTATGGCCGCCTCGATGCCCTGAAAGCTGGCACCATCTATGACATCAAATTCAGCAAGGGCTACGAGCGCGGAAAGTTCTATTCCAGCACCCAGCACCCAACCTATATGCTGCTCATCCCGGAAGCGCAGACGTTTTCCTACCTCGTCAGCAACGGCATGGACGTTTGGACGGAGTGCTACCGCAGGGATGAAACGCCGGATATTTGCCCCATCATTTCGGACTTCTTCGACTGGTTGGATGCTTTCGGTCTGATGAACGTGTTCAAGGAGCACTGGAAAGCCTTATGACCGGGCGGCTGGTCGATATGAGTTTCAGTTTGAACCGTAAGCAGCGTATCATGCTGGAAGTTGATTCCGATTTCCGAAGTCTGTGGGACAAGCTGAATCAGGAGCCGCTGCTGGACATTGAAATCAAGAAGCACCGCAACAAGCGCAGCCACAGTGCAAACGCCTATTTCCACGTCCTGGTCAACAAGATTGCCGCTGAAACCGGTGAATCGGACGATCTCGTGAAGGAGCGGTTGGTCGTGGCCTACGGCACGGTTGCGAGGGACAAGGACGGCTGCACCGTGGGATTTAAGCTCCCGGTCAGCGTAGATGTTCACGGCATCTACAGATATACCCGCTGCTTCGACACGCGGGAAGAAAACGGAAAATTGTTTCACTGTTACTTGGTTTACAAGGATACCAGCAAGATGGACACGAAAGAATTTTCACACCTGATTGACGGTGCGATTGATGAAGCCAAGGCTCTGGGTATCGAGACGGATACCCCGGAGCAGTTGGCCCGGTACAAGGAGGAATGGTCACGATGAAAGGCCGAATCGTCATCTGCGACTACTGCGGAACGCCCGCAGACTTCGTAGACAGTTCGGTGGTTTACCACGGCCACAGCTTCGGCATGATTTATCTCTGCCCTCGCTGCGGTGCCTATGTCGGCGTACACAAGGGGTCTGACAAACCCCTTGGCCGCTTGGCAAATTCGGAGTTGCGCAACTGGAAAAAGGCAGCTCATGCAGCATTTGACCCGCTCTGGAAATACGGTCCCTACCGTGGCCGCCGGAATGAGGCCTACCGCTGGCTGTCCGAGAAGATGGGCACCCCGATTGAATTTACGCATATTGGAATGTTCGATGTGGACCAGTGCCGCAAGGTGGTCCGCATCATGCGAGAAGAAAGGAACCAGTTATGGAAGATTTGAACGTCCAGACCATCGCTATCCCGGTTGAGGAGTACAAGGAACTGCTCCAGAAGCAGGCCGAACTCAGCCTCATTTATCACAAGGGTGCAGGCGGCAGCGTTTACGACATTGGTAACTTTGTGCTGGATTTGATGCTTGCAGTTCATCCGGAGCTGATTACCAAGCAGGAGGACACCGATGCTGAATAATTGCACATTTCAGGGCCGCTTCGCCGCTGATCCTGAAATGCGGACCACACAGAGCGGCCTGACAGTCGCCAGCTTTCGCATGGCCGTTGACCGGGACAATGTCGGTCAGGATGGCCGGCGGGCTACCGATTGGCTGAATTTCGTGGCATGGCGTAAAACGGCAGAGTTCGTTTGCCAGTATTTCCGAAAGGGCAGCACGGCTCTTGTGGAGTGCCAGTGCCAGACCCGCTCCTACGAAGACAAGAACGGTCAGAAGCGCACCGCCACCGAGTTTGTGGTCCAAAAGATTCACTTTTGCGGCCCAAAAACGGAGCAGCGAGTGGATGATGGCGGTGAGGCACCGCCGCCGGGCTACCAGCAGCCGCCCTATCAGAATCAGCAGACGCAGCAGATGGGCTTCAACACCCAGAGCCAGCGGCAGCAGTGGCAGCAGAGTGCCCCGGCGGGTCAGCAGCCCGGCTACTCGCAGGGTAATCCCGATGATTTCTCCGAAATCGATGACACGGATGACTTGCCGTTCTAAGGAGGTCTGATAATGGCAACTGGCAAGAGGTTTTACTGGATAAAACTCAAGGATTCGTTCATGAATTCGGAAGTGGTCGATTTCTTGATGAGCCAGCCGAACGGTGCCAACTACGTTGTTCTCTATCAGATGCTCTGTCTCAAAACCATCAATACGGGCGGCCGCCTTACTTGTCAGATAGGCGATATCATTATTCCTTTCGACATCGAAAAGATTCAGCGTGACTGTAAATGGTTTTCGCTGGACACCGTCCGCATTGCTCTTGGGCTTTATAAACAGCTTGGTCTTATTTACGAAGACCGAGATGGAACGCTGGTTCTCGTAAACCATGCCGAGATGGTTGGAAGCGAAACCGACTGGGCAGCAAAAAAGCGCAGACAAGCACTTCAAGCTGCAAATTCTCTCCCAGCAGCTGGGGAAAGTACTGGGGATACCGCTGGGGAAAATTTCCCCATAGAGATAAGAGATAAGAGAATAGAGATTAGAGATAAAGAGATAAGAGGTAGAGATAACGGTAGTCCGGCTGTCGATGCCGGACTGGCAGAGATCATCGGCTTTTACGAGGAGAACATCGGCAGCTTTCCCCCGGCTGCAAGGGATTCCTTGATAGGCTGGCGGGAGGTTTTCGCGGATGACCTCATTCTGCTGGCTATCAAAAAGGCTGCACTGTCCGGCGTTCGCAAGTGGAATTACATCAACGGCATTTTGAAGGCATGGAAAAACGAGGGCGTGAAAACCCTTGGTGATGTGCAAGCCCGCGACCAGCGGCGTAAGCCCCCAGCGGGTCAGCAGCCAAAGCGTTCTGCTGCCGATGACTACGATGAAATTTTCGGAGAACTTTTAGGAGGCTCGACAACATGACCGATACGAAATTGCATGAGCTGCTAGTGGTCATCGATGACCACTACGGCCGCGCCCGCAGCTTGGAGGAGCGCAGGGCTGACACGCAAATCTACATCCGGGCGTTTGGCACCATCCCGGACGAGATTGTGGAAAAGGCACTGTATACGGCCTTTACACAGTGCAGATTCCAGAACCAGCTGATTGTGGACTGGTGCGCTGAAATCAAAAAGCTGCTGTCAGCCCAGCAGCCCTCGGCAAATGACCTTTGGACGCAGGCTGCGGCAGCTGCCCGGAAAATCGAGGCAAATCTGTACTACCAGACCCACGGTGGATTCATTGCCCCCGATGGGCGCAAGCTGAAAGGCGAAGATTTCAAAAAGGAAAATGCGAAAATCTTCGCCGCCCTCCCGATGGTGGTGCAGCGATGGGCTGGCTCCCCGGCAGATCTGTCGGAGATTTTCAGCAGCCGCAGCAGTGCGGATCTGCGCCAGTTCGTCCGGCCGGGCTTCGACCGGGCTGTGCAGGATGCCCCGGTTGAGAGTTTGCAGCCCCCGGCTCTGCCCGGCGGCGCAGCCCCGGCACAGATTGGAGGTGGCACGACATGAGGTCGAAAAGACCATTCCGCAGCCTGATCGTGTGCGTTTCGTGTGCGATGGTTGGCTGCATCCTCGCAAGCACGGCCTACTCCCGGCGGGTGGATGAGTTGGAAATCGAGCGGGATATTTACGCCAGCCGCTTTCAGAACTGGCAGACGCGGGCGATTGACGCGGAGGAAAACGCCAGCCAGCTTCAGACCGAGGTTGACAACTTAACCGCAGAACTGGCAGCGCAGATCGATTTGACCCTTACATACGCTGGGTCATTCAGCTGCACTGCCTACTGCACCGAGGAATACGCCCACATCTGCGGCGAGGGACACGGAATTACATCCAGCGGCGCAAAGGTGCAGCCGGGCGTGACCGTGGCAGCTGACACCAGCATCCTGCCTTACGGCACGGTGGTCTATATCGAGGGTGTAGGTCTCCGGGTCGTTCAGGACACCGGGAGTGCTGTGGTAGGTAACAAGCTGGACGTGGCGGTGAACACCCATGCAGAGGCTCTAAGCTGGTCTAGCTGGGGTTCCCGCCGGGTCTGGATCGTTTCAGGAGGTGCAGAGCCGTGAAAAAGTCGTTTCAGACCGAGATGATGACACTCAACAGGCTGTCAGCCAAATCGTGTGCCTGTGTACCACCATTGCGCTGCATCAGGAGTTCGGTGTTGGCAAGACCCGCCTTGACCGCATTACAGACAGGATTAACGAACTGGAAGATCAGAACACCGAAGTCATTATGACCCCAGATGCCAATGGCCGCCCCTCTAAAGCCAGGGCCGAGGCCATTCGGGAAAGCTGGTTGGCGGGGTATGTCACTTCCGACTACCGCATCCCGATGCTACGGGCACCTCGTGGCCGCAAAGAGCAGCAATATCAGATTGCTGGAAACAAAGCTGCAAGAATCGCATGGCAGATTTACGCAAAGGCAGTTATTGACGTACTGCACTATGGTCCAGAACGGCTGGAACGGCTGCGCAAAGAAAGTCGCGCCAACCATGAGCAGTTGAACCAGTGGGCGCACGAGGACGGTTTGGACGTAGCAATGGAAAAGCTGCGCCGCTGCGCTGCCGATGCCATGCAAGCCCCGGATCTGGAAGTCACCGATATTGATGGTAGCAAGGATGCCGCAGAAGTGGACAAGGAGTTCCGCAAGCAGCGGCTGAACTTTATCAAGCGTGTCCGGGCACAGACCCTTGGGCGCATCGGTGCAACTGCGCAGCCTGTCAATGTGCTGGCTGACCAGAGTATGCAGGATAAGATTCAACTGGTGATGCAGCAGGTTTCCCAGCAGTCTTTTGAACGTAGGAGGACGCATTGACATGGCAAAAAATGAGTACGGAGAGAAGCTGGACAGCAATGGCTATGCGCCCAGCATCCTCAGCAAGAGCCCCGCCTGTCTGATTTGCGGGCGGTATCGCACCGCCCGGCATGAAGTCTTTTTCGGACCGTACCGGGATAAGAGCAAGCGGCTTGGCCTGTGGGCAAACCTCTGTCCTTGGTGCCACCAGAACGGCGTGACTGCCGTACATACAAATAGAGAGGCCGATCTCCGCTTAAAAAAGTGGGCGCAGAAAAAGGCCATGGAGTATTACGGCTGGCCGGAGGCGCGGTTCATCCAAGAGTTTGGGAGGTCGTACCTGTGAGCACCTGTCCGATTATCGCTATCGACCCTGGCAACACCCAGTCTGGCTACTGCGTGATTGATCGCAGCACCCTGCGCCCTCTGGAATTCGGAAAAATCGACAATGCAGAGCTGCTGCAAAAGCTTTCCTCTGCCGGGGTGCAGGGCTGGCGGTGGGCGGTCATCGAGATGGTGGCCTCCTACGGAATGTCCGTAGGCCGGGATGTTTTCGACACTACGGTCTGGATCGGCCGCTTTTACCAAGTTCTTTCCGACCAATGCCCGGTGCGAATGCTGTGCCGCATCGAGGAGAAAAAGCACATTTGCCACGACAGCAGAGCCAACGATACCGCCATCCGGCGGGCGTTGATTGACCGATTTGCAGCCCATGACCTGAAAAACGGCAAGGGCACAAAGAAAAAGCCGGATTTCTTCTATGGCTTTAAGGCCGATGTGTGGGCAGCCTACGCACTTGGCCTGACCGCCATCGAGAACCGGGAGAACGACTACAAATTTTCGACTACTTAAAAGCTACTTGAAAGGAGCTTCATCATGGATAATTCTCTGTCTGAATCCGCACGTTTCGCAGTCTACCGTGAAAAACTCAAGGGCATCTGCGAGGCCAACAACCTGAGTTATGTGTTCATCAAGAACGCATACCCCATCAAGCTGGTTATCCGTCCGTTGGGCGGCGTTGGTGAACAGATGTCGATGCTGGAGGAGGCATCCGAGGACAACTACATCTCGCCGGGTGCATCCATCCTGTTCACCGTCAAGGATGGGAACCTGACCTACCGCATGAGCAAGACGTTCACCATCTCCGACACCCTGTTCAACAAAATCAAGAACATCTTCAAGAATATGCACTACCTCTGGCTCCAGTTCTTCTTCCGGGATTTGGTCGAGGGTGGAAAGCTGGCAGCTCTCGGCTACAAAATGCCGGATATTCCGGAATCCGGTGGGCAGCAGGATGCGCCCCGGGAAAATGAGCCTGATTCTTCGAATCTCCCCGGGGAGGCCGAACCGCTGGAAGAAGTTGATGCCGAGGAACTGGACGATGCGGAGGAACCCGCAGCCGATGAACTGACCAAGGCTACCGAGATTGCCCGGCAGAACGGCGGCGTTACGCAGGCCATGTTGGAGCAGCAGATGGGCGTGACCGCAGAAAAGGCCATCGCGCTGCTGGATGATATGGAATCCGCTGGTGTGATTGAGTTCTCCAACGGCCACTACACCATCGTCGCTGCTGACAGCGAGGAGGAGTAACCTATGGCAAAGGCAGCAGTGACCCGCAGCATCCGGGATGACCACCAGAAGAACTTCCTCAAAATCTTCAATAGCCTGACTGGAAAGCACAGCCGCTGGGAGATTTGGGAGGACTTCGTCACCCTGACGGCCATCGAGATCTCGAACAGCACGGACAAGGTAAATGCCCCAGAGCGCACCAAGATGTATCAGACCATCGTTTCCAAATACTCCGCCAAAGAGCGGGAGGGCATGGCTGAAATGCTGGCTGAGGTAATCATGGGCATGGAGCAGAATCCTGACCAAGACTTCCTCGGTTCGCTGTACATGATGTGCGAGTTGGGCAACGACCACGCCGGGCAGTTCTTCACTCCCTACGATGTGTGCCGCTGCATGGCCGAGATTACGTTCGACCCGAAGCTGCACCCGGACATGGAGGGATTCATCTCGGTATCTGACCCGGCCTGTGGTGCTGGGGCCACGCTGCTTGCCTTTTTGAACGTCTGCAAAAGACGGAATATCTGCTACCACAACAAAGTCCTTGTCATAGCCCAAGACATTGACTTCATCGTTGGGCTGATGTGCTACATCCAGTGCAGCTTCATGGGCTGCGCTGGATATGTAGTCATCGGTGACACACTCGTGAACCCGGCAACGGCCTACGACAGCCGCGGATTGCTGCCCGCAGGACCACAAAACCGCATCTGGTATATGCCGCTTTTCTCAACCGATGTGTGGTATATGCGCCGCCAGATAGCGCAGATGAACCTGCTGTTTGAACCGAAAGGCGAACCTGCAAAAATCGAAAAATCCGATATTAAGCCCGCAAATTTGCAAAAATCTATCAAAAATGAGCCTAAAGCTCCGGAAAACGAGCCTCTTAACGAAACCAAAACCGGGCAGCTCACGTTTTTCTAACCCGAAATAAGAAAGGAGTATCCCTATGGCAGACATTACTTACATCCCCATCCGGCAGCTGTACCCTCACCCCGATAACCCCCGCAAGGAACTGGGCGACCTGTCCGAGCTTGCCGCCAGCATCAAGGAAAACGGCGTATACCAGAACCTGACCGTCATTCCCGGCCACTACCTCAACAGCCGGGAGTACATCGCAAAGTGCGTTGACGAGGGTGGGGATGCAGCCGCAGCAGCGGCAGCATGGACACCCAAGGCTGTGTGGTCCAGTGAGGACTACACCATCATCATCGGCCACCGCCGGGCAGCAGCAGCGCAGCAGGCAGGACTGTACGAACTGCCCTGCGCCATCGTGGAGATGGACGAGCGGGAGCAGATGCAGACCATGATGATTGAGAATATGCAGCGGTCAGACCTCACCGTCTACGAACAGGCGCAGGGCTTCCAGATGATGATGGACTTCGGGCAGACAGTGGAGCAGATCTCCGACAAGTCGGGGTTCTCCCAGTCCACTATCCGGCGGCGCATCAAGCTGCTGGAACTGAACCGCGACAGCTTCAAGAAAGCCGAAAAGCGCGGTGCCACCCTGTCCGATTTCGCCCAGCTGGACAAAATCGAGGACTTGGAAGCCCGAAACCGGGTATTGGAAACCCTCGGTACGCAGAACTTCAACCGGGCCATGCAGGATGCGCTGGAGCAGCAAAAATGGCAGCACCAAAAGGCCGAATGGGTTGAGCAGCTGAAAAAATTCGCTACGGAAGATTCGCAGGCCTCCTACCAGACGCATGAGCATGTAAATGCGTACGGAAAGTGGGGCACAAAAAAGGAAGTCGTCATGCCGGAAGATGCCGACAAGATCGCTTATGTCTATAAGGTCAGTGAAAATCAGATTGACCTGTACAAACCTCGCGATACGGAAGCCGAGGATGCCAGCAACTCGGCGAGGGAGGCCGCAAGAGCCACCGAGCAGCTTGCGAGAGAACAGTTTGCCGCTGTTACGAAGCTCATGTACGAGCTGCGCTGGGACTTCGTGAAGGACTTGACTCCCGCAGAGTGCAAAAAGCACCTGCCGGAAATCTTGGCTTACTCCACCCCGATTCTGACCGAATATCGGCACATGGAGGATGACGAAAACGTGTTGCGGCTGCTCGGCATCGGTCTGGATGAGCAGATTCGGGAAGACACGGAATTGGAAGATGCCCTGAAAATGTTCAACGCTTACGATACCGAGTCGGAGAAGATTCTACTGGCGGTTGCTTTTGATGCAACGGACAGCAGTCGTGAGGGTTATTGGAGCACGGAATGGAACGGGCCGACAGGCGCGAGCAAGTTCGTTCACCGCAAAAATGATGACCTTGACAGCACCTATGAACTGCTCGCTGCACTCGGTTACGAAATGGCCGATGATGAAAAGGCTTTGCAAGACGGCACCCACCAGCTTTTTGCGGTGTATGGTTCCGGCAGCCAGGCTGACACGCTCTGCGATAAGTGCAAAGCTGCTCACCCTGAATGCGACAAGTGCTGCAAAACTTGCGATGACCACTGCAATGCGTTCCAGCTGTGCAGAAAGGAGTATGGCGAATGACCGACCTTGTAAAGTGTGACCGCTGCGGTACGCCGTTCAGCATCCAGACCACCGGCATCCGCGCCACATGGAGCGGCGACTACATGGTGCAGTATTTCACCTGCCCTGGCTGCCACCATCGCTACCAGATTCTGACCACGGACACCGAGCTGCGCCAGACCATCCAGAGGCATAAGGCCATCGCCGCAAAAATCAAGCTGGGCCAGACTAAGCATTTCCGGCCGGGGACGCTGAAAAAGTATCAGGCTGAAATGGAAAAGCTGGAGGCTGAGCAGAAAAAGCGGCGGGATGAACTGCTGGACAAGGGCAACGAGATCCTCGCCGCACTGGGAAAGGAGTAACCCATGGACGACTTAAAAGAATATGCAGACCGCCTCAAATTTGAAATTGTGGCTGCCGACTTTCTGAGCACCGAAGACCGGGAAATGGTCTTTGACCTCATCGAGAAAGTGCTGGGTGATACCGATGCCTGACCAGTTTTTCATCAACATTGCGCTGCTGGCCGTTGGCGTGTCCATCGGGGCGCTGCTGGGCGAAACCAGCCGCCAGCAGCACGACCGTGCTCTGTTCCGGGAGTATATCAACTTCATGGCCGAATCAGAGCAGAAAAACGAATTGCTTTTCCGTGAAGTGATTCATTTCCAGACACAGAAAGGAGCCTCCCATGAGGAAGAACAGGAATAACCGCCCGCCGGAAGTCGGCGCACGGGGGCTGCTGCGGCTGCGCTGCCCCTGCTGCGGTAAGGAGTTCGGTACATACCTCCACGTTTCGCAGATGTCCATCGGCTGCCGCTGCGGGGCCACGATCTCGCTTGAACGTGGGCTTGCCCACTATGAGTTTAAGTGTGGGTGCTGCGGGATGCACGCCAAAGGCCAGACCAATATCGAGGAACTGGAAATCACCATTCCCTGCAAGTGCGGCAATCCCATCACGTTGCACTGGGACAAGGACAAGCGGAGGTACATCGAATGACCCTTGAGGAAGCCTGCCGCCTCATCGACCCGGCAACGGATTTGGACGCTCTGGCCGAGATTGAATATTACAACGGCTTCAAAGGCAAAGACGCTGCTGCCAAAGCCCTGCACGAGGCCAGCCAGATGGTCGTTGACTTTGTGCGCCAGATGTCATGGCATGATGCCAAGAACCCGCCAATCGCCCATGAAGAAAGCTGGGAATGCGCCGGCGAAAAGCACTGCGCCGTGATAAGCGACATCGTATGGGTGTGCTGCGAGAGCGGCCACACCATGAAAGGCTGGGTCGAAAACGGGACGTGGCACATTGAGGATGGCCACCGTGCAGAGGATGGCCACTACGGCCATGTGAAGCTGTGGGCACCGCTGCTGGAGCCGCCGGAGGTGGTAAAATGAGTAAGGCTGTTCTTATCAGTATCCAGCCGGAATGGTGCGACCTCATTGTGCGAGGTGAGAAAACCATTGAGGTGCGCAAGACCCGTCCGAGGCAGGAAACGCCGTTCAAAGCATACATCTACTGCACAAAGGCTCCGCAACAGCTTATCACCATTTTCAAGGATGGCGAAGAAACGATGGATAGCGAAATCCACCACGGGAAGTCTGTATTCGTAAAGTTCGATAGGGTGTTGCCTGACGGCATTCGCGGCAAAACTCAGATGGTAATCGGAGAATTCATCTGTGACGAAATCACCCCTATTTGTCATGCTGGGACGATGGGCAGCAATGAGCTGCCGAAGCTACATACTGTTGGATCGAAACTGGAATATAGGCCGATTGCAGGGCTTCTCCAAAAGGCGTGTTTGAGTGAGAAAAGTGTTGAACGATACCTAAGAGGCAGCGATGGTTTTGGCTGGCACATCACGAAACTGAAAATTTATGATGCGCCCAAGCCGATTCGGAGTTTTCTGCGCCATTGCGCCAAAAGGTATGCTGGTGCAGATGGAAAATGGCACTGCAAAAGCGCTGATAAGTTGAAAAATAAAGGCAGCGGTTTTGAGAATGAGGGCTGTATTTGCACTGACCTTGACAGGTTGAACAGACCACCTCAAAGCTGGTGCTATGTGGAGGAACGGCACTATGGATAAAGTTGGCGATTCGGCACAGCAGATTCTGGATAAAATTTATCTTCAATTTTTAAGTCAATATTTTACCATGGCTCCGAAGAAAAATGAGATGGTAAAAAACTGCGAGGAACGGCTGAAAGAAAGCATCTGCAATGCGAATGGCATGAGCCCTGACATGATAAATGTGTCTGCGAATGAAGTGAAACCGGGAGTCTATCAATTCACCATCACATCAAACACCCCGGTGGTTGTGATTGAGGTGGGGATAAAGCCAGAACTGGAGGTGCAGTATGACAGCTGAACGACTGCATTTCATGGTTGAATCTCCGGCCAACTTTGTCAGACTGGCCTGCACAATTCTTTTTGAAAAAAAAGAAGCAATGGCCGAATGGGCTGCCACATGGCATGACGTGTTCGATTGTGCCAATGGCGAACAGCTTTTTCTTCAATTCATGGAAGAACTTTTCCCGGACGGCTGCACCATTGGAGAAAAGGAGCTTAAACAGATAACGGATAGAGCAGTCCGCTACTTGCAAACCGAAACCCACTGCCTTGACCTGAAAGCCGGTCACGATAAGTCTCGGTTTACCTACTGGGTGTCCTTTACTCCTGAACACAAAGTCTATGAATGCGAGTTCGCTCGGCATGAGGAAACCATTATTGAAATCCTTACCGCATTCTTCGGGAAGTCGATCGCAGGTTACAGTCTGGACACTTTGAAGCGCTTCATTCTCCGTTCTTTTGAGATCCGCTCTGATAATTCATCGGTACGGTCTATTGCAGAGGATGTAGACTTTATCCAACGGGCGGTATTTGCCCGGAGTTTTGGCAACGGCAGACAGGAGGTGCCGAAATGAAATGGGTTGCACTTATCTATGCAGCGGAGTGGATTTCAGTGGGGTTGGCGGTGTCAACCGCAATCAACGTCACCGGAAATCTGAGAGCGCTTTGGTTCTTTTTGATTCCGGCATTATTCGGCGTTAGCTATCATGATGGCGATGAGGGCGGGAAGAAATGAGTTGCTTATCCTGTGAGAACTACATACCCCTTCACCCGCCCATCCAGCGCACTGATGCCCAAGGCCAGACCTATACAGTTCCGGGCCTGTGCAAAATTGGTGCAGACCACATAATTTGTGGACTTCCGGTCTACCTTCCGACAGCGAAATGTGATAAAATAATAGAGGCGCCGCCGAAAGACGGTAGCTGAATTATGACGGAGGTAGGTTGTGACATTACATGAATTGTCCAAGTACTATGACATCCAAATGACCCTCGGAAAAGACCGTGAAGCCTTGGAGAGACTGCGGCGAAGAATCACTCCCGCCTCCCCACAACTGACCGGGATGCCCCACACGCCTGGCGTTCGGGACAAAGTAGGAGATTTGGCCGTAGAGTTGGCAGACATGGATGAGCGCATTCGCTGGCTGGAAGAACTGGCAGCGCAGGAAAAGCCCAAAGTCGAGGCCTACTGCAAGAGCATTGTGGATGCTCGGATGTATCTGATTTTCAGACTGCGGTTCATCCGCTGCTACTCATGGGCCGAAGTAGCCGGAGTTCTGGGAAAAGGATATACCGAAGACGGGGTCAGCCGGATGGCATACAACTACCTCGCCAAAAACTGACCGATAAGCCCTGCGTTTGCGGGGCTTTTTATTTTTGCCCCAAAAATCAAATTTAATATCGAGTTTTCGTAAAATGCAGCCAAATATAGAAATGAGTTTCACATTTTTGCCGCCAAAAGTTAAATTCAAAATTAAAACATCAAAAATCAATGCAGATTGATTCACACGATGACGGACGCTGTCGGATGATTTCACACGGCGTGTGATTCCGTGTAATAATCACCGATGCTTGCCGATGGATTCAGATGACAACGGCTGCTCCAAGTGATATGATTAGGATGCAAAATTCAAATCAAGCCAAGCGGTGCTCACCATTCCCGGTGGGTGCCGCTATTTTATTGCCTGAAAGGAGGATTCCGGGCCGCACGTTGCTCCTTTGCGTGTGGCATCACCGCAGCGTCCCGAAAAGCCGAGGTGCTGCAAGCTGGACATTTCGCCGTGCCCAGCCGCAAAGAAGGAGATTTTTCTATGTATCAGAAAATCAAGGCAAAATTCAAGGCAAACCCCACTATTTTCTACGCCTGCTCCATTGTTGCATCGTGGGCGGGAGTGGGCAGTCTGATGAACTTCCGCACCATTGCATTGCGATACGGCGCAGTTCCGGCAATCATCTGGGCGGTGTTCAATTCTCTGGCATGCATCACGTTCGGTTTGTTCGCTGACCGTGTTCCGTCCATTCGGCGCATCATGCAGAGCAAGGTGATGTTCTATTTCATCGGCCTGCTGACGCTGTTTCAGACGTGGACGCAGATGAGCGGCATCTACGAGATCTTTGGCGATACACCCATTGGAACCAAGGGCGGCATGATTATCGTGTACGTCACCTGTGTGGCGTTCCTGATTATGCTGCTCAAAGATGGCATGATTCGTAATGTGCTGTCCGATGGCTTTTCATGGGTGGTCGTTTATGGTCTGCTGGCCGTAGTAGTGGCTGCTGCTCTGGTGTACACTGGCGGCACGTTCGCCGTCATCGACCCCGGTGTAAACGCCGCTGATATTAAGGCTGGCGTGTACAACGGCTTACTTCTGCTGCCCGGCCCATTTGCTTGTCCGTATTACTATTCGCTGTTTGAGTACAACGATGAAAATACGGACGGCACCAAGCGCGGCAACATGAAAAAGGCCTTCGTGCTGGCGGGCGTGATGTTTGGCATCTACATGGTGCTGGCTGCGCTGCTCACGTGGGTGCGCTTCAGCCCGGTGCTGAACGTAATGAAAGCTATCTTGATTACGGTCATCGCCATTTCCTCGCTGTCTACCTATCTCTACTGCGAATATCTGGTTTTCGGCAAGAAGTTTGGCTTCGCACTGGACGTTCTCACCGTGGCCTCGTGGCAGATCCTGATTCCGCTTGGCGTTATGGGCATCTGGCAGCTGATGAGCACGATCCGCATCTACGTTGTCGTAGCCGCCATCCTGTTCTCCATCGTTCTGGACCTCGTTTCTGACAGGAAGGAGGCCGCACGATGAACATCACGGTGAAGAAGCTGGCAGAGCTGCATAAGCCTACCCACAACATCCGCCGGCACTCCGACAAGCAAATCACCGAGTACATCCGCAGCATTGAGATGTTCGGTCAGGTGAAGCCGCTGGTCGTTGCCGAGGATGGCGAAATCATTGCCGGCAACGGTCTGTACGAAGCCTTGCTCCGCATGGGTCGGGAAACCTGCGACTGTTATGTGATGGTCGGGCTGACCGATGTGCAGAAGAAAAAGCTGATGATGGCCGACAACAAGGTCTATGAACTCGGTTTTACCGATGTGGATGCCATCGAAGAACTGGTCAAGGAACTGGACGGCGATGTAGACGTTCCGGGCTGGGATGCTGACCTGCTAGAAATGCTGAACAGCACCACGGACGAAGCTGATGAAGTAATCGGCTCCTACGGCGATTTCCCGGAAAACGAGATCGCACCCATCAACCGCCATCAGGCAGAGGAACACGTTCCGTATGCCGAAACACCGACCTACTCGGTGGCTCCCGCCCCACAGCCTGCTCCTACCGTCTCCGCTGCCCCGCAGCAGCCTTCCCCAGTGCTGGAGATGTCTACACCTTCCGAACCGCAAACCGCTGCTCCAGAGGCGGACAGTGGCGTGGAGCAGCACAGGTGCATCCGTTGCCCGAAGTGTGGTGAACTGATATGCCTGTGAAAGTAGTGGAAAGCAGCATGAACGTGCTGCAGGCGGCGAAAATCCGTATCCGCAACGTGTTCGCCAACGGCTGCAAAATCTATCTGTCGTTTTCCTCTGGCAAGGACAGCCTGTGCATGGCCAATCTCGTGTATGAGATGATTCTCTCCGGCGAGCTCGACCCCAAGCAGCTGACGGTGACGTTCATTGACGAGGAAGGACTTTACCCCTCCATGGTCGATGCAGCACATCGCTGGCGGCGTAACTTCCTGTCGGTCGGCGCAAAATTCTTATGGTTTTGCTTGCCGTTCAAGCAGGTATGCGTGATAGACCACCTTTCTGCGTCGGAATCGTGGATAACATGGGAGCCGGGCAAAGAAGATGTGTGGATGCGCACCCCGCCTGATTTTGCCATCAGGTACAGCCCATACCTGCATCACCCCGGAGAGATGAACTACCAGACGTTCTGCGAAAAGGCGTTCCGTGACGGCATTCAGCTGGTCGGCCTGCGCACGGCAGAAAGTCTGACCCGCTTTAAGTGCATCGCCAACACCAAGATGGAGCGTATCACAAAAGGCGGCAAGTTCTATCCCATCTACGATTGGGCTGATTCCGATGTTTGGCTGTACATCAAAGAGCGAAACCTTGAATTCCCTGAAATCTATATGCGTTTGTACGAAGCTGGTGTGCATAAAAATGCACTCCGGCTTTGCGCTTTCTTTGGAGATACCAGCACACAAGGCCTACGGTGGGTTGCAGAAACCGACAACGACCTGTGGGAACGTATCCAGCGGCGAGAGCCAAACGCCTACCTCGTTCTGCTTTATTGGGATTCCGAGATGTTCCGGCGCAGCACCCGCAAGCGGCGTGAGCTGGAAGCAGACACCGAACAGAAGGATTATAAAGCCCTCTGCAAAGACCTGCTGTTCCTGCACCCGGAGCGCTACACCATCGCCAAGGACACCCTGTCCCACATCGACCACTGGCGAGGCCTGTTCATAAAGACCTACGGCATCGCTGAACAGAAACACTACAAAACCATGTATGAGGGGCTGCTGTACGGAGATCCCAAGATGCGTATCCTGCGCATCCTCTGGACCACCATCTACAATGACCACAACGCCCGCATCAAGGAGGAGCAGAACCATGGAAAGCATTGACGTATTCGCACCGCTGGCATCCCTCCAGTGGGTAGACCGCAACACCATCCATGCCAACGACTACAACCCCAACAAGGTCAGCGAGGAGAACCTGAAGCTGCTGGTGCAGTCCATCCTGACCAACGGCTGGACGCTGCCCATCGTGGTACGCCCGGACGGAACAATCATTGACGGCTTCCACCGCTGGACAGTATCAGGCCGTGAACCGCTGCTGTCTCTGCTGGGCGGCAAGGTGCCTGTCGTAGTCGTAGACCATCACGGTGACGAGAGTGCCGACGTATACGGCACCATTACCCACAACCGTGCCCGCGGCACACATCTGCTCGACCCCATGAAAGCTATCGTGAAGAAGCTCATGGACGAGGGCAAGACCGTGGACGAGATCGGCAAGCAGCTGGGCATGAAGCCCGAAGAGATCTTCCGTCTGTCCGGCTTCACCAAGGACGAGTTCCTGAACATGATGACCAAAGACCATCCGACATACTCCAAGGCCAAGGTCATCCGTAGCATCTGAGAGAGGAGCATATCACAATGCCTGTCGTAGACATCTACGTTGATAAACATGTACCTGTGCAGGACATGAAGTTCACATTCGTGCATGACCCTGCAATGGTTGCCGCTGCGTTCCACCCGCCCGACAGCGGGCAGGAGCAGCCGTTCGGGGCTGAAAAGGTACTGTGACGGGGGTACCCTATCATGAGCGGGCTCGTCGACCCCGAAATCATGCTAGTTAGTAAGGGAAAAATCAGCCATTTCGTTACGCTTTGTATAACGAATTTCAAGGAATTTTCCAGATAGTTTTACCAGAAAAGGAGGTGGTTTCTGGATGCCTACAAAAGAAAGACTTGCTGACAGAAACGTGACCACCACCGAACTGGCTCTGATACTGGGAATCACAGGCCGCAGAGTGCAGCAGCTGACACAGGATGGTGTGCTTACCACCGTCAGCCGGGGCAAGTTCGTCTTGTCTGATGCCGTGCAAGCCTACATCGGCAGCATCTCCCGTGGCGGACTGACCAAGGAAGAAGCGGAGGAGGCCAAGAAGATTGAGCGGGTCAAGGCCAAGGCTGAGGCCACGCTCAAGACCAGCAAGGCCAAAATCGCACAGGCAGAAGCCAAGGAGCTGTCTGGGCAGATGCACCGCAGCGAGGACGTTGCTGCCATGACCGCCGAACTTATCTACACCATCCGGGGTGCGCTGATGGCGTTGCCCAGCCGGGTGGCCATCAACGCCGCTGCTCTGTCTGACCCTGCTGAGGTCGCAGAGTATATGCGCGGCGAGGTCAATCAGATTGCGGAGGAAATCGTTCTGTTCCGCTATGACCCGGCCAAGTATGAGGCTCGCGTCAGGGAACGCCGGTCGTGGACTGAAAAACTGGGCGGTGACGAGGATGAGTGACAACGCCGCCATCGACCGTCTGAATGCGCTGGTATCTAAGCTGGTAGAAGCCATCCGACCGCCGCCCAACGTGAGCGTTTCCGAGTGGGCTACCAAAAATCGTGTGCTGTCCCCGGAATCATCGGCTGAACAAGGCCGCTGGCGCAACAGCAGAACGCCCTATCTGGTCGAGATCATGGACGCATACTCTGACCCTCACATCCACCACATCGTTGTCGTGGCGTCCTCTCAGGTCGGCAAGAGCGAGTTTGAGAACAACGTCATCGGCAGAACGATTGACGTCGACCCCGGCTCCATCCTTTTTATCCACCCGGTTCAGACTGATGCCAAGGAGTACAGCAAGCTGCGTATCGCCCCCATGATACGAGATTGCCCCACGCTCCGGGCAAAGGTTGCAGAGAGCAAGAGCCGAGACAGCGGCAACACTATTCTTCAGAAGTCTTACCCCGGCGGCATCCTGACCATGTGCGGCTCCACCGAGGCGCACGCTCTGGCATCGAAACCCATCCGCTATGTACTGGGCGATGAACGTGACCGCTGGGCTGCGAGTGCCGGCACAGAGGGCGACCCTTGGGAGCTTGCAATGGCCCGCCAAACTACGTTTTATAACGCAAAGGCTGTGGAAGTCAGCACCCCGACCATCAAGGGACACAGTGCCATTGCCAAGTCCTACGTCAAGGGAACAATGGAGCGATGGGTATCCCAGTGTCCGCACTGCAAGGGGTTTCACGAGCTGCGCTGGGAAGATATTCGGTACGATTACGACACCATCGAGACCCACGGCGAGAAAACCTACAAGGTCAAGGATGTGTGGTATCTCTGCCCGGAGTGCGGCTGCATTTCAGACGAGGTGACCATGAAGCGGGCACCCGCTCACTGGCAGGCCGAAAACCCGGCAGCCTATGAGAATGGCATCCGCAGCTTCTGGCTGAACAGCTTTGTTTCGCAGTGGGCTGCATGGAAAGACACCGTGCTGAAATACCTGAACGCCTTGGGCGATACCAAGAAGATGCAGGTCGTCTACAACACCCGCCTTGGGCTGCTGTGGGAAGACCGCGGCGATGTGCAGGATGAAGACACCATGTTGGGCCGCAGGGAGGAATACCCGGCGGAACTGCCGGATGGCGTGCTGTTCTTGACCGCTGGCATTGATACCCAAGATGATCGCATGGAGTACGAGATTGTGGGCTTCGGCCACTTTGGGGAAACATGGGGTATCGAAAAAGGCATTGTTATGGGCCGCCCGGACAGTGATGAAGTTTGGCAGCAGCTGGATGAACTGGTTTTTGATAGGCAGCTAAAGTTCTCTGATGGATTGAAGATGACTGTGTCCATTTCGTTCGTAGACGAAGGCGGACACTTTACGCAGGATGTGCGTATGCGCTGCCACGACCGAATCGGCAAAAAGGTTTTCTGCATCAAAGGTATGCCGGGCCCAGATAAGCCTTTTACGGCTCCGCCAAAGAAGCAGAAAATCACGATTCAAAACAAGTACGTTGGGATGTGCTGGCAATACCAGATAGGTGTTGACTCTGGAAAGCAAATCATCATGGACGATTTGAAAGTACAGGAGCCGGGAGCTCGATATTGCCATTTCCCGCGCCGGGATGACTACGGTCTGAGATATTTCAACGGCTTGTTGTCCGAACATTTGATTTACAAAGAGGGGCACCGAAACCCATGGCAGTGGGATAAAATCTCCGGCCACGAGCGCAACGAGCCTTTAGACTGTCGGAACTACGCTCTGGCAGCTTACAAGGTCGTACCAAAAGACCTAGATGCCATTGACCGCAGGCTAAAGCAGCTGCGCGGCAAGGCAGTCGATACCCCGGCAGTAGTAAATATTCAACAACCCATCTCCCGCTCCCGGTCAACCGGCAGGAAGCGGGAGAAACTTTTAGACGACTGGTGAGGTGTGAGGTATGGATACCGTGACCATCAAAAAGCGGCTGGAGTTCCACACACAGCGGCTTGACAACCTGTATTTGGCCTACAACAAGCTGCTTTCCGGCGGCGTGAAAAGCTACCGTCTTGATGACCGGGAACTTACACGCCTCGACCTCGGCAAATTGAGCGATGAAATCAAGGATGCCGAGGAAAAAGTCGATGAACTGACTGCGCTGCTGAACGGCCAGAGTGCCCGCAAGGCATTTGCCGTTATTCCGCACGATTGGTAATTTTTTAGGGTGACAGCCCATCTGGGCTTTTGCCGCGGACTGGCTGCTTTTTACTCCTTTCCCTAGCCAGCCCGCTTAGTTTGAAATTTACGGAGGCGATTACTTTTGAGCGTCAGATACCGCGTCACTGCTGCACCGCAAGCCAGCGGATACAGCGAAGCGGGCGCATCCCACAAGCGGCGCGCGCTGCGGGCATTCTTCCCCAACAGCAACTCGCCGAGCAGCGATATACACGACAACGCCGATACCCTGCGGCAGCGCAGCCGGATGCTCTACATGAGCGCACCGATTGCCACGAGTGCCATCAACACCAACCGCACAAAGGTGGTCGGCACTGGCCTGAACCTGAAAGCAACCATTGACCGGGATCTGCTGGGGCTTTCCCCGGAGGCGGCCAAAGAATGGCAGACCAAGACCGAGGCTGAGTTCCGGCTGTGGGCGGAGAACCGCCGCAGCTGCGATGCCATGGGGCTGAACAACTTCTACGGCTTGCAGCAGCTGGCCTTGAAAAGCTGGCTCATGAGCGGCGACGTGTTCGCCGTGGTGAAAATCCGTAACCCGGACAAGCTGCATCCCTATGGCCTGCGGCTGCATCTGGTGGAGGCCGACCGAGTGTCCACCCCGAACAAGTGCGGCGGTCTGCTGGATGGTCTGGGCTACACCGAGGGCAAGAACCCCAGCAACGGAAACAAAATCTATGACGGCGTGGAAGTAGACAGCAGCGGTGCAATCGTGGCCTACTGGGTGCGAAACACCTACCCGCACGAATGGAAGAGCGATACGACCACATGGCAGCGGGTAGAGGCCGTCGGCGCAACTACCGGGCTACCCCAGATCCTGCACATCATGGAATCGGAACGCCCGGACCAGTACCGTGGTGTTCCGCTCATTGCGCCCATCATCGAACCGCTGCTCCAGCTGCGCAGATACACCGAATCGGAACTGATTGCAGCACTGGTCCAGAGCTACTTCACGGCGTGGATCGTCACCAACACGTCCAAGAGCGGCATTCCATTCAGCGAAACTGGAAGCGGTGACCTTGGCGGTGTTCCTGTGGATAATCCACAGGCCAGCAATGTCAGCCACAGTGATTCCGAATATGAGATGGGGCCCGGTCAGGTTTTTCACCTCGGCCAAGACGAGGATGTCAAGTTTGGAAATCCGAATCTCCCGACTGCGGGCTTTGATACGTTCGTTCGGACGATGTGCAAGCTGATGGGTGGAGCCATCGAGATGCCGTATGAACTGCTGCTGAAAGAGTTCAATGCCAGTTATTCGGCAAGCCGCGCTGCCCTGCTGGAAGCATGGGAGGCGTTCAAGATGCGCCGCACATGGCTGGTGGACAGCTTCTGCCAGCCCGCGTATGAAATCTGGCTGGCAGAGGCCGTAGCCCGTGGGCGAGTAATCGCTCCGGGCTTTTTTGATGACCCGCTGCTCCGTGCTGCATGGTGCGGTGCCCGCTGGATTGGCCCTGTGCAGGGCAGTCTTGACCCCGCCAGGGAAGTCAATGCAGCCATTCTCCAGACGCACCACGCCTTTAAGACCCACGAACAGGTCACCCTTGAGATGGGCGGCGGCGACTGGACCGAAAACGCCGAACAGCTGGCTCGTGAAAATGAGCAGCTGAAAGCAGCTGGCCGTGAGGGCGCAATCGAAACCACCGCCAGCATTACGACACAGGGAGGTAAGCAAAATGCCCAAACCGAATGACGCACCGCAGGTGAATATCCTGCGGCCTTGTTATGCAATGGCCAGCACTGACGGCCAGACCGCGGATATTACTATGTACGGCGAAATCGTGGAAACGCAGCCCATCGACTGGTGGACTGACAAGCCGATTCCGGGGCAGTACATCATCGAGAGCGAGTTCCTGTCGGACTTGCAGCAGGTTGAAAACTGCCCGCAGATCATCATCCGCATGGACAGTCTGGGCGGCGATGCGGGCGTTTCCATCCTGATTCACAACAGGCTGCGCGAACTGGCCGCCAAGGGCACGAAGCTGACCTGCATTGTGGACGGCGTGGCCATGTCTGGCGGCAGTCTTATCATGTGCGCCTGCGATACGGTAAAGGTGAATCCTTCCAGTCTTGTGATGATTCACAAGTGCTGGACTCCCATTCGAGGTGCGCTCAATGCTGACGAACTTCGCAAGGCTGCGGAAGCCAATGATGCATGGGATAAGAGCCAAGTCGCCATCTACAAGCGGAAGACTGGCCTGTCTGAAACCGTGCTGCTGCACATGATGAGCGACACCACCTATATGACGGGCAAGGAGGCCATCGAAAAAGGCTTTGCCAATGAGCTGCTGGACGATGCCGAGCCCGTGGCAATTTCCGCAAGCGCAGACCGCCAGACCATCTACGCAAAGGGTCACGCCCTGCGCCTGATGCCCGGCGTAAAGCTGCCCGACAACATCCCTATGGCTAAAGCGGCTGCACCTGCTGCCGCTGCTGCAAATACACCGGCGGCACCCGCCGCCCAGTCCAACGAAGGAGGACAATCCACTATGGCAAACAATGCAAATCCCACCACTGCAACCCCCGCAGCGGAAAACCCGCAGACCGCGGTTGACGCAGCCGTGAGCGCGGAGCGCAACCGTCTGGCCGAAATCGATTCGGTGGCAAGCCTGTTTGACCCCGCTCTGGTGCAGGAGGCTAAGTACGGCGAGACCGCTTGCGATGCTCGCGAGCTGGCATTCCGCGCCGCCAAGACTGCTGCTGCGCAGGGTCACGAGTTCCTGAAGAATCTGGCAGCGGACAACGCCGCATCTGGTGCACAGAACGTGGAGGCTGTTCCGGGCGCGTCTGCATCTGGCAGCCCGGAATCTCTGCCCGATGCAAAGGGCAATGTGCCCAAGACGCAGGCCGAGCGCATGGCTGCTGCCGACGCAGCCGTTGCCGAACTGCTCGACGATGACAAGAAGTAAGGAGGAACACTACTATGAGCGAACTGAGCAAATCTCTCGGCACCATGGAGTATGACGGCCTGATTGCCGATATCAACCCCAAGCTGGTTGTCAGCGGCGGCACCCTCCGCAAGCTGGGTGCTGCCGGCACCATCAAGCGCGGCACCATTCTGGCAAAGTCCGGCGGTACCGCAGGCGATAACAAGCTGGTGGCGCTGGGCACCGCTGCCAGCGGTGATACGGAGACCCTGACTGCATACGCCATCCTGTGCGATGATGTTGAGGTTGGCACCACTGATGATGTGACCGTTCCCGTCTATCTGGCCGGCTGCTTCAACCTGAACAAGTGTGTCACCATCAATGACCATACTATCACCGAGGCTGAGAAGGATGCCCTGCGTAACGGCGGCATTTTCTTCAAGGCTGCTGCACCTGCACTGTGAGGAGGATACAACAATGCCTGCTGAACTGAATTTCTTCGATACCTATACCCTGATGGCCGTGGAACGGCGTGCTGTTCCCAGACAGACCTTCTTCCGTGACCGCTACTTCGGCACCGACGACGGCGATATCTTCAACTCCGACAAGGTTCTGACCGAGTACATGGACGGTGACCGCAAGATGGCCGCATTCGTTGGACCTCGTGTCGGTGCAATCCCGATGGAGCGCGTGGGCTACGAGATCCACGAGTTCGAGCCCGCTGCCATCGGTGTGAGCCGCGAACTGTCCGTCGATGACCTGACCAAGCGCGGCTTCGGCGAGGCTATCTATGCCAACAGCACTCCCGCCCAGCGTGCCGCAAGGCTGGTTCAGAACGACCTCGTGGACATGGACAACCGCATCATCCGCACCGAGGAGTGGATGTGCGCACAGACCATGCTGGAGAACGGCTGCACCATGCAGGAGATGATCGACAACCAGACCAAGGGCGAGGCCAAGGTCGTGAAGTTCTACAACCCCGGTCACGAGAACGACCACATCTACACTGCGGCCCATAAGTGGAACGAGACTGATGGCGATTTCTTCGGCGATGTTCCTGCCATGTGCCGTTTGCTGTCCAAGCGCGGCCTGCGCGCCGTTGACATGCTGCTGGGTGCCGATGTGTACGATGCCGTCCTGAACATGGAAAAGGTTCAGCGTCTGCTGGATAAGAACTCCGGCATCATCGTCGGCAAAATCGAGCAGGAACTGAGCGCATACGATGGCGTTACCTACGGTGGCACCCTCAACTTCCGCGGCTATAAGCTGAACCTCATCTCCGTGGATGAAACCTACGTCGACACCGCCAACGCAGAGCGGCGTTACTTCCCGAAGACCGATGCGCTGGTTACGGCTCCGGCCTGCGGTCACCTGATGTATGGTGCTATCACTCAGATCAACTACGGCGATACCAAGCACTCCACCATCGCCGCCCGCCGCGTTCCCAAGTTCAGCATCGATCAGGAGAACGATGTGCGTAAGATGAGCCTGAAGACCCGCCCGCTGGCTGCGCCCAAGAACTATATCCCTTGGATTCGCGCCAAGAACGTGGTTGGTTAAGTCCGGCCTGAAAGGAGTACACCGATGATTGTTGAAATTCTTTGCGGCGGCTACGGCTGCCCCACCAAAACAGGTGTTCACACTGTTTCGCGCGGCGAGCGGTGTGAGGTCAGCGATGCCGAAGCAGCCCGCCTTATCGGGCTGGGTGTGGCGAAATATGTGTTTTCCGCTCCCACTGCCCCGGAAACAGCCCCTGCAGACGTTCCGGCAACTGCGGAAGGTAACGACACCCCTGACGAGGAAGCTTCGCAGGGCGGCTCGGAGACGGCCACCCTTGCCCTCGACCAGCTGCGCAGCATGACCGTTGCCAATCTGAAAAAGCTGGCGGCGGATATGGGCATCGACACGAAACAGCTCAAAACCAAAGATGCACTCATCGAGGCCATCTGCGCCGAGGAAGTAATTCCCGGCGATGAGTGCGCCAGCGGCCCGGAGCTGTCTGCTGCGATGCCCACGGCGTGAGCGCCTTTAAGGACGCTGTGCGGGAAGACCTGAACAGCGTCTTTCTGAATCTGGACGAGTTCGCCGAGACACATACGGTCTACTATGACGGAGAGGAATACCCTGATGTTCCTCTGGTTCTGACCGGGCTTTCCGAAAAGGAACGAGTGCGCCAGACCATCAGCGACCATGCACAGGGCCTGTACCGGGTCAGCCGGGTGCTGCACTGCAATATTGCAGCCCTCGGCGGAAAGCAGCCTGAGAAGGATTGCAAGCTGGGCATTGACGAGGATGGATTCGTCCGAAACTACTATGTGGCATCCTCTGTCTGCGAGATGGGGATGCTGCGGGTGGAACTGGAGGCGATTGACGAATGAGCTGGCAAGAATATATGTCCTACGAGCCTCTTAACGTCAAAGAACGTCCGGCGGCTGCTCTTGCAGTGACTGTTGAATCGGATATTGACCGAGTGTCTGCACTTCTGTCTGGCATCAAAGGCGGCTGGCAACAGGCTGCTGGTTCTGCGCTTGCAAGAGCTGCAAATGCAGGAAAAACGGAGGCCAAGAAAGCCGTAACGGAGCAGTATGCGCTTAGTGCGAGCGAGTTTGTCAACCGCACAAAGAATGTCAACCATTTCAACCGTTCGTCAGATGGCGAAATCACGGTAAGTTTTGGCTACCGTGGCTCTGTTATTCCGCTGACGCGTTTTGATACGAGCATAGACCGTTCTGGTCGTGTCGTTACCCGCGTTATGAAAACGAGTACCAAAAAAGCCCTCGACCACGCATTTAGCGCAAAGATGGGTAGCCATATCGGTGTTTATGAGAGAATCGGCACCAGCCGCTTCCCTGTGAAAGAACTGTATGGTCCATCAACGCCGCAGATGATTGGAACCAACGAAAGTGTTGCAGATCAGGTCGAGGACAAGATGGCGGAGGTGTACGAAAAACGCATTGAGCATGAAATCACGCGAATTTTGAACGGATGGGGTGTCTGATATGACCAGCGTTGTTTTGCTTGAGCAGCTGAAAGCATTTACGGAGAAAATCATGGCCGATATGATTCTCCCGGTGGCTATGCAGCAGGGCGATACCGAACAGGCCTACCGTGCCCCGGAAGTCTATCTGATGCGGCTGCCCGACAGTCGTTCCGCCAAGAAGAAAGCCCCGTACATCATCCATCGGGTCATCCCGCTGGCAACGGAGCAGCAGCCCGGCAGCGAAGAGCGCACGGTGGTTTCTGTGCGCTCTATCTTTTGCTGCTACAACCCGGATGAACAGGAGGGCGACCTTGCTCTCTTGAACATGATGGAGCGGTTTCGTGTGGAATTGCTCAAAGTCCGCAAGGTAGGCGGCACTGGCACCGATGGAAGGCATCGGTATCAGTTTGCGCTTGACCTGTCTCCCGGTCATAAGCTGGAAAGCGTTCCTTACGACGAGGAAACCAAACCGTATTACGCCGGAGAGATGATTACCTACTGGAAGCTGCCGACTGTGCAGCAAACGGAGGACATTAAATTATGGCGGTAAAAAAGACCGCGGCGGAACAGCCCGCCGAAACCACCGTAAACGCCGAGCCTGCGCAGAGCAAGCCCGGCGTTTCCATTTACATCGGTCCGTCTATTCTTGGCTATATCCAGAAAAATACGATTTACCCCTGCGCTGCTGCGGAGGCGGTGAATCGTGACGATGTGAAAATCGCCACCGAGAAATATCCCGGCGTGGCCGACTTCATCATCGATGTGGCCGAACTGAACACTACGCCTGAAAAGGCAAAAGCACGCGGCGAGGCTATCCTTGCGTATGCCCGGATGCTCGCCAAATCCAAGTAAGGAGGATTACATACTATGGCAGATCATGGTATTAACGTCAGCCGCGCCGACACCGCCGTGGCAACCCCGAACGCCGCAACCTGCGGCATCCCCTTTGTCATCGGTACGGCACCGCTGTCCAAGGCAACTGGCACCGCTGCAACCGCTGGCACCCCTGTACTGTGCACCAGCTACACCGAAGCAGAGGAACAGTTGGGTTATGACAACGACTGGGCAAAGTTCACCGTTTGCGAGGTGATGTACTATCACTTCAAGCTGTGTGCCTGCCAGCCGGTTATTTTCCTGCCGCTCGCAGAAAACGCCGAGGCAGAGGCTGTGGCAGCTGCCGTAGAGCAGGTCGAGGCTTGTCTGACGATGTTCGGCATTGTGCCTGACCTGATTATGGCACCCGGCTTCTCCAAGGAGGCTACCGTTGCTGCTGCGCTGGCTGCAAAGGCGGGCTCCATCAACGGTATGTTCTCTGGCAAGGCTCTGGTGGATATTTCCGCAAAGACCTATACTGCCGCAGTGCAGGCCAAGAACGCTGGCACTTACGACCAGAAGTCCATTCTGTGCTGGCCTAACGGCACTCTGGGCGATCTGAAGTTCCACGGCTCCACCCTCATGGCGGGCTGCCTCGCGGAGACCGACACCAACAATGGCGGCATCCCTTACGAGAGCCCCTCCAACAAGACCGTCCACATCGACGGTCTGTGCGATGATGACGGTGCAGCCATCAACCTGACCTACAATCAGGCAAACGTGGTCGATGCTGCCGGCATCTGCACGTTCCTGAACTTCATGGGCAGCTGGACCGCATGGGGCAACCACACTGGCTGCTACCCCAAGTCCACTGATGTGAAGGACTACTTCATCCCGCTCAGCCGTATGTTCGACTACGTCTCCAACACCCTCATCAAGACGTTCTGGAGCAAGCTCGACAAGCCGATGAACCGTCGTCTCATCGACACCATTCTGGATAGCGCCAACATCTGGCTGAACGGTCTGGTGGGCGCAGGCTATCTGCTGGGTGCCCGTGTGGAAATGCTGGAAAACGAGAACCCGCTGACCAGCCTGATGGCGGGCAAAATCAATCTGCACGTCTACATGACCCCGCCCTCTCCGGCGCAGGAAATTGATTTTGTGCTGGAATATGACGCTGACTATGTGACCAGCGCACTCCAGTCCTAAAAAGGAGGCACTACAATGGCAATCGATCAGAGCGTTATCAACTTCGCGGTCTATGAGGACAGCGTGGAGTATCTGGGTATGTCGAAAGTTACCCTGCCTGATGTTACCTTTCTGACGCAGAGCATTTCGGGCGCTGGTGTCGGTGGTAACGTCGAAGCGGTCATTCTGGGCCATTTGGAGGCTATGACCCTTGGTCTGGAATTCCGCACCACCACGCCGCAGTCCGTCCAGTTGTCGGAGCTGCGCCGTCACAGCATTGACCTGCGTGTGGCAAACCAGTATGAGGATCCTGTTGCGGGCACGGTCGAGGCACGGAAGGAAAAGCATATTTTCGTGGTCGTGCCCAAATCGACCAAGGGTGGCGCCATTGCCCCCGCAACGCCCACCTCTGGCTCCGGTGAGTACGCTGTCCGCTACTGGGCAACGTACATCAACGGTAAGAAGGTGCGTGAACTGGACCCCCTCAACTTCATCTGCTACATCAACGGTGTGGATTATCTGGCCGGTGTCCGTGCGGCCCTGGGCAAGTAATCCGCATATACCGTTCAGCCGGAGCTGCATTTTGCAGTCCCGGCCTATTTTTTGAGCGTGAAAGGAGCTATCCAGCATGAACGCCGTCATTGACCCGAAAGAATTTGATGCAGCTCAGGCTGCCGCCGCAAAGGCTGCTGCCGCTGCTGACCCGTACACCTACACCCACAAGCTCCAGAAGCCCCTTGACTATGAGGGCAAGCACTACGAATCCCTCACGTTCGACTGGGGCAAGCTGACCGGCAATGACTCCCTCGCCATCGAGGCCGAGCTTACGGCTCTGAATCAGCCGGTTATCATCCCCTCGATGAGTGCGGGCTACCTTATCCGCATGGCCTGCCGGGCGTGTACCGAGCCTATCGGTGTTGATGTTATCGGTGCTATGAGCATCCGGGACTACAACACCATCCGCACCAAAGCGAGAAATTTTTTGCTGAGGTCGGACTTGTAACCGGTGATGGCGGCGTGTGGCTGCGGCGACAGGTGCTTGCAATGGCACAGGTCAACTGTACGCCTGCGCCCTACTGGCTGGAAATGCCCCTGTATCAGTTCCGGCAATGGATCCGCAGCAGCAATGATCTCATTGCCGAGCGCCAGAGAGCGAGAAAGGACGGTAAGTAGTGGCTCGTAAAGAGTGGGAGCTGCTGTTCAACCTGTCCGCCAAACAGAACAGCAGCTTTTCCAGTACATTCAAGGCTGCTCAGTCTGCCCTTGTGGAAACGCAGGGGAAGATTCAGCTGTTGAACAAAGTACAATCCGACATTTCGGCGTACCAGAAGCAGCAGCAGGCCGTTGACGCAACCCGTCAGCGGCTTTCTGTTTTGCAGCAACAGTACGACAACATCCAGAAAGAGATTCAGGAAACCGAGGGCTACTCCTCCGCGCTGGAAAACAAGCTGCTTTCCAAACAGGCGCAGATCGACAAGACCACGGCCTCCCTGAACACTTATGAGCAGCGTTTGGCTGCCACCGGGAATGCTCTGCACGAAGCTGGCGTGGATACCACGCAGCTGACGGCGGAAAGCGTCCGGCTGGAAACTGAGGTCGATAAGCTCAAGGATAAGCAGGTTGACCTCAAGAAAACGATGGACGAGGCCGGTGAGGGCGCAAAGGGATTCGGTGAAAAATCGGTCGAGGCGCTTGAGACGGTCGAGGCCACGCTGGCCACGGTCGGCATTTCAAAGGCCCTCGGAGAAATCCGGGATGCCTACATGGACTGCATCAACACCGCAGGTGATTTTGAAGCATCCATGAGCAATGTCGAGGCCCTCTCCGGTGCTACCGGTGAGGAGCTGACGGCTCTGTCCGACAAGGCCAAGGAAATGGGCGCAACCACGAAATTCACCGCTGGCGAATCGGCTGATGCTCTGTCCTACATGGCTTTGGCAGGCTGGGACACCCAGTCTATGCTGGAGGGCATCAGCCCGGTGCTGAATCTGGCTGCTGCCGCCAACATGGATCTGGCGCAGGCATCCGATATTGTCACCGACTATCTGACCGCCTTTGGTCTGAAAGCCTCTGACACTACGCACTTTGTCGATGTGATGGCCTACGCCATGGCTCACTCCAACACGGACGTGATCCAGCTGGGCGAGGCATACAAGGCGTGTGCATCCACCGCCACCTCCCTCGGCTACTCTGTCGAGGAAACCACCGCAGTTCTGGCTACCATGGCCAATGCCGGTGTTAAGGGCGGCGAGGCTGGCACGGCCCTGAATGCAATTATGACCCGCCTTGCCACCAACACCAAGGGCTGCGCCGATGAACTGAAGAAGTACGGCATACATATCTACGATGCACAGGGCAATATGCAGTCCCTGACCAGTATCCTTACCGGGACTACCGGGGTCTGGGGCGACCTGACCGACCAAGAGCAGGCCAACCTTGCCAAGACCATTGCTGGCACAAACCAGTATTCCAAGTTGCAAACCATCATGGCCGGGTGCAGTGAGGCTGCCGCCGAGGGCGGGCAGTCGTTCTCCGACTACACCGAAGCCCTGAACAACTGCGCCGGGTCTGCCGACAAGATGGCGGGCACCATGCTCGACAACATGAACGGCAGGCTGGTTCTGATGCAGTCTGCCTCTGACGGCCTGAAAATCGCCATCGGCGAGGATTTGACTCCCACCATGTCCGGCCTGTACGATGTTGGCGCGCAGGTTCTGGGCTGGATGCAGGGCTTTGTCGAGGAAAACCCCAGCGTGGTCAAGGGCATTGCCGCCGGAACGGTCACGCTGGGCGGCCTGATTGGAACGCTGACCGCTGTTTCTGCCGGCATCAAGCTGGCTCATGTAGCGGCAACGTTGTTCACCGGCTCGCTGGCTGGCCTTGCTGGACCGCTGACGCTTGCATCTGTGGCAATTGCCGGAACGGTTACGCTCGTCACGGCACTGGCAACATCTGCCGATGCGACAGTGCCCTCTGTAAAGGAGCTGACCAGCGCCGCTCGTGACATGGGCGACAGCATGGAAGAAGCGAGCGCAAGCTACGATTCCACCCTGTCCAACATTGCAGCGACCGCCAGCGTTGCGGACCAGTACATCAGCAAGTTGGAGGCCATCGAGGCCGCCACAAATGGGAACACAGACGGAAATGCCGAATACCACGACACGCTGGCCCGGCTGTCTGTTCTGGTGCCCAGTCTGGCTGACGACATTGACCTTGAAACGGATTCCATCAAGGGCGGCACTGAAGCCCTGCGCCAGCATACAGACGCTTATGTGGCCGATGCAAAGGCGCAAGCCCGACAGGAATACCTGAACGGCTTATACGAACAGTACAACAATGTGCTGGTTGAGAGCGCCGAGAACGAAACCAAGCTGGCGACCGCGCAGGCAAAGGTGGAAAAATCCAATGCCGGCATGTCTGCTGCCTACGATAAGCTGCTGACCACCCTCGGCCTGACGGATGAACAGTTCAAGCTCACCTACGGCACGGTGGAAGATCTGCCGTGGCGCACCATGAGCGAGGATGTGCAGCAGCTGCGCACCGAGTACATGGGATACTCGGACGACCTTATCACCGCCCGGCGAGAGGTCGAAAACTATACCGCCGCCGTAGAGCGGGATCAGGAGGCCATCAATGCCGCCGAGTCCGAGTATCAGGAGGCCAGCGCCGCAGTCGATGCCCTGAACGCTTCGCAGCAGTCCGCCGCCGACAGCGCAGACGATGTTGCAGCGCAGCAGCAGAATGTGGCGAATGCCATCTCTGATGCAGAGCTTCGGATTCAGGACATCATTGCAGCCTACAAGGATGCCTATGATGAAGCCTACGGCAGCATCAGCGGCCAGTATGCGTTGTGGGATTCTGCGGAAAAGGTCGTTTCGACCTCCGCTGCATCCATCAGTAATGCACTGCAAAGCCAGATCACCTACTGGGACAACTACAACCAGAACCTCGAAAAGCTGAACGAACGGGCGGCTGACATCGACGGTCTGAGTGAAGTTATCGCCAGTTTTGCGGATGGTAGCAAGGAATCCGTCAATGCGATTGCCGGTATGGTCTCGGCCTCGGATGCTGACCTCGCCAAAATGGTTGAGAACTACGCTGCGCTGAAAGAAGCGCAGGATACCACCAGCGAATCTATCGCCGACCTCAAGACCGGCATGAGCAATTCTATGGACGAAATCGCCCAGACCGTAGCCGATACCGTATCGGAAATGGACATGAGCGATGAGGCTACGGAAAGCGCCAAGGCGACGATTCAGGGCTTCATCGATGGCGCATCCAGCATGATGCCCCGTGTGCAGGAAGCCTATGCCAAAATCGCCTCGGCGGCCTCTACTGCGCTGGCAGGCTCCAACGAGCGCTACAATGTCAACCACGGAATCCCCGGATATGCTGTTGGTACGGAAGATGCGGCCCCCGGCTTTGCCCTCGTTGGTGAGCATGGCCCGGAGCTGGTCTACTTCAACGGCGGGGAATCTGTTCTGACGGCCTCGGAAACCAGACGGGAGATGGAGAGCGCAAGCGTTACCCCCATGAGCGCTGAGCTGCCAGAGAGCAGCGGCTCCTCCTCAGCACGCAGCACGGTTCCTATATCGCTCTCGCCGGTTTACCATATTTCAGGTATATCTGATACTGCCGAGCTGCAAAACGTCCTGAATGCCCAGAATGACAGCCTGAGAGAACTTGTCCTCGAAATCGTGAAAGATGCAGAGGACGATGATTTCAGAGGGAGGTATGCATGAGTAAAACCTATACGACTGTGCAAGGCGACCGTTGGGACAGCGTGGCCTATAAGCAGCTCGGCAGTTGCGCCTATGCTCCCAACCTGATGGCTGCTAATCCGCAGCACTTGGGCTATTTTGTGTTCCCGGCCGGAATCGTGCTGACGCTCCCGAATACCGAGACACAAACCAGCTCCACCTTGCCCCCGTGGAAGAAGGTGGTCACATGAGCGACGAAAATACCGCCCGCCATGCCGAGTGTACGGTGGAGTTTGACGGTGTGGACATCACCAGCAGCATCAAGCCCTACCTGCTGTCGCTGACATTTACCGATAATGAGGAAGATGCCAGTGACGACCTGCAGATCAAACTCCAAGACCGGGAGGGCGTTTGGATGACCGACTGGCTCCAGAAGATGCTGGACGGCGATGTGTCGGCCGCATCTTCTGATGGCTACAAGGTTGGTGACGTGGTGCAGTTTCTCGGTGGTCCGCACTACAAGGCATCTACCGACAAAAAGGCAAACGGAACACCAAAGGCTGGTCCGGCCAAGATCACCATCATCAAACAGGGTGCGCTGCACCCGTACCATGTTATTCACACGGACGGAACGTCCCGGGTCTATGGCTGGGTCGATGCCAGCGAGATCTCCGGTAAATCTGGCGGCAGTTCTTCCGGCAGCGGTGAAGGCGGCCTGAAAATCCGGGCTACCATCACGGCCTGTAACTGGCACTCTGACGGGAAGGATGAGGCGCTGGACTGCGGGGAGTTTGAGTTGGACAGCATAAACGCATCCGGCCCGCCCGACATCATCACCATAAAGGCCACGGGGCTGCCCTATACCAGCCAGATCCGGCAGACCAAGCAGAGCAAGGGTTGGGAAAAGTACAAATTATCCGGCATCGCCAATGAAATGGCGAAGAAGAACGGTATGCAATCCCAGTTTCTTGCAAAGCAAGACCCGGAGTATAAGCGTGTGGAGCAGTACCGCTGCTCTGACATCGACTTCCTGTCGCAGCTGTGCCATGATGCCGGCCTGTCGCTGAAATGTACAGACGGCAAAATCGTCATCTTCGACCAGAAGGAATACGAGGGAAAAGATTCTGCATGGACTGTCACCAAGGACGACAAGAGTTATATCAAGTGGAGCCACACGCTCGGCCAGGCCGGAACGCAGTATGCGTCCTGCCGGGTGTCCTATGTTGGGCCGAACGGCAAGCCCCTTGAGGGTATCGCCTACGTCAAGGACTACGATGCCAAGAGCAAAACCAACCAGCAGCTGGAAGTTTATGCCCCGGTCACGAGCAAGGCCGAGGCCAAAGAACTGGCTGCCAAAAAGCTCCGACTGCACAACAAGTTTGAGCGTCAGGTGGGCTTTACCTATTCCGGTGATCCGGGCAAGGTGGCCGGTCTGACGTTTGAGGCTAAGGACTTCGGGCCGTGGGATGGAAAGTACATCGTGAAGCAGGCCAAACATACCGTGACTGGCTCTGGCGGGTACACCACGCAGGTTTCCGGCCGTCATGTTTTAGGAGGGTACTGATGAACACTGCTGTTGACGTTCGCCTCGGTAAAGTCACCGATGTGAACAAAGAAAAGCGCCTTGTCCGTTGTAAGTTTGAGGACACAGGCATCACGTCCGGCTGGCTCCCGGTGATGCAGCACTACAAAGCCATTGTCTATACGGAGTCAGCCGGTGAGCATAATCACCAGTATATCCACCCCAGCCCCTACAACCTTGAAATCAAAAAGACCATGGATGGCTCCCGCCAGATTTGGGATGAAGAGGAAAAGGTTATCGGAGCGGACAACTCCACCGACCATCAGCACAAGTCTCATGTGGTGTGGTGGGTGCCCGCCATTGATGACATCGTGATCTGTCTGTACCTGCCGTGCTTCAACGCTGACGGCTTCGTGTTGGGAGGGATTTATCCGTGATTGTTGGATGCCTCGGAGACATTATCTTTGCCGTGTTCGATGGTTACGTCAAAACCATCAAGGACATGGCGCAGAGCGTGTCTGCCAGATACACCACCCATCAGCGTGCCGGAGGCAAGGCTCTGGCCGAGTTTACGGGCACGGATGCCGACACCATCACGTTCGATATTGAACTTTCGGCGTACCTTGGCGTGGCTCCAAGCAAGCAGCGCGAGATCCTGAAGGGGTATGTCGATAATCACACGACGCTGCCGTTTGTCCTCGGCAATGAAGTCTTCGGCAGCTATCGGTGGGTCATCAAATCCGTGAAATTCAAGACCAAGTACACAGACGCTTTCGGCGTTCCGACATGGATTACTGCGAGCGTCACTTTACTGGAATATCCGAGAGAGTGAGGCGATTTTATGAGCAATTATCTGGTGTCGGCAAATGACCTGACCTCCATTTCCCTCGGCGAGCAGGATACCGTGGCCAGCATTTTGCAGAACATCGCCGTCATCCTATCCACGCCGAAAGGCACCGTGCCGGGCTACCGGGAGTTTGGCATCGACATCTCGGATATTCTTGACCGCCCGGAAAACGTGGCGCAGCCTATGCTCTGCGCCGCCATCAAGGAAGCCATCGAACGGTTTGAACCGAGAGCCACTTATATGGGGACTACGTTCAAATCCTCCAAGGACAACCCCGGAACGATGCTTCCCGTTGTGGAGGTGAGCATCAATGCGTAGTACCGCAGACCACCAGTTCATCAGCACCGATGTTGACGAACTGGATGCGCTGCTCTGTGCGGGGTATGAGCAGTTTTTTGGCACATCCGTGCGCCCCGGCAGCCCGGAACGGCTGTTCATCTCGTGGATTGAGGACGCGATAATCTACGAGCGTGCCCTCAACAACCACGCTGACAACCAGAATCTGCCCAGCCGGGCAGAGGGCGAGAATCTGGATGCGCTGGCGGAGCTGTTCTACTTGCAGCAGCGCCCGCAGCCTACCGCAGCAACCTGCACCATGCGTTTCAACATCAGCGAGGCGCGGCAGAGTGCAATCCTCATCCCGTCCGGCACTCGCGTCACGGACGCAAACGCCTCGCTGTATTGGGCAACCACGGCAGATGAATATGTGCCTATCGGTTCGACCTATACGGACGTTACGGTGGTATGCCAGACCTCCGGCACTGTCGGAAACGACTTTGCGGTCGGCGACATTAACACCATTGTTGATGTGTACGACTATTATTCTGGCTGCTCCAACGTCACGGCCAGCGCCAACGGCAGCGATGCCCCGGACGATGACGAGTTCTACCAACTGCTGCTTGATAGTCAGGCGGCGTGGTCCAGCGCAGGGCCTGTTGGCAGCTACAAGTATTTCGCCAAGAGCGTGTCCACTAAAATCGCCGATGTGGTGGCGAACAACCCAAGCCCCGGCACTGTCTGCCTGTACGCCGTCATGGATGATGGCAGCATTGCCCCGGACGAAACCAAGAAAGCGATGGTGGAGGTTTGCTCTGCCGATGAGGTACGGCCTCTGACCGACCGTGTCATATCTGGTGACCCCGATGTTGTGACCTACAACATCGACCTGACCTACTATCTGACCCGCGATGGCGACATTTCCGCTACTGACGCACAGACACGAGTAAACGAGGCCGTGCAGCAGTACATCAAATGGCAGTCCGGCAAGATGGGCCGGGACATCAACCCCGACAAGCTGCGGTATCTGCTGCTGGAAGTCGGCATCAAACGTGTTGACCTTAAACAGCCGGCATTCACTCCGCTGGAAGACGGAAAACCGTCCGTTGACCTCACCTCGGACAAGGTGCCGCAGGTAGCCAAGGTGGGTACAGTCACCGTGCAGAGCGGAGGGTACGAGGATGAATAACGGCCTGACCGCCGAGCGGATGATGGATTCCTTCCCGCTTGCGCTCCAGAAAGATCCGAAAATGGTCGCTCTGGCTCATTCCATCGCCAACGTGCTGGAAATGAGTCTTGATGAAATCACCCTCGGCCAAATCTATACTCGCATCGATGAACTGCCGGAAGACCTGCTGGATATTTTGGCAAAAGACTTTGCTGTAGATTGGTATGACAAGTCTTATACCCTTGAAGAAAAGCGCAAAACAATCAAGGGCAGTTGGTATGTGCATAGGCATCGTGGAACAAAAGCGGCAGTGGAAGCCGCAATAGCGGCACTTTATCCGAATCCGGTCATCGAGGAATGGTTTGATTACGACGGTTCACCTTACCATTTCCGGCTCAGAATACCGGTGGATTATATCGACACTGCCAAACACGAACAGATTTGCAGAAAAATCATCTGCTACAAGAATTTGCGGTCACATCTGGACAGGATTATTTATGAAATATCGTCAAGAAATTTGACTTCTGCTTATATTGCCGGTGCTCCGTGCGGGATGTACTGCACCATGAGCGCCCGGGTGCGGGGAAAGATACCGCCGCAGAGCGGCAGGGTGGCGGCCTTTGCCGGTGCGGCCGCAGCGGGCGTATACGCGCAAACTGGAGCAACACTGAGATTGGAGGACTAAAAATGAGTTGGAACACATCCGCATACACACAGCTTGGTGTGGCTATGCTGACCGAGGCTATGGCCGGTAAGCGCATGACGTTTACTCGGGCAGTTGGCGGCGCTGGCACCGTGGCCGCCGACGACCTGCCCAAAGCCACGGCAGTGACCGACCAGCGCCAGACGCTTATCCTTGCAGACAGCGCAGTGGACAAAGAGGGAGACGACACGGTCTATCGGCTCAAAGTCCAGATCAGCAACAAGGGGCTGGAACAGGGCTATACCCTGCATCAGATTGGCATCTACGCCAAGCTGGATGACAGCAGCAGCGACGCTCTGGTCTGCATCTTTCAGGACGACCACGGCTTCGAGATTGTCCCGGAAGCCGCGATGAGTAATCTGCTGCTCGAATTTTACGGCATGGTCGTCATCTCCGGCACGGCGCAGGTCACCGTGACGGCAGACCCGGCGGCCATTGCTACAGAAGCGTGGGTCAGAAAGCTGCTTGCCGAGCACGACAAAAACCCGGAGGCACACAAGGAGCTTTTTGCTGCTATCACCGCCGAGAATATCTCTTTTGACGGCCCTGCCGCCGGTCTGGAAGCCGACAGCGTGCAGGCCGCCATCAAAGAGATGGTAGGCAAGATGGACAACCTCAAAGACGGCCTGACGGCGAAAAATATCACCTTTGAGGATACAGCAGGCACTGGCGCGACAAACCTTCAGGACGCGCTGGACGCTGTGCTGGGGAACACGCTGCCCAAGCTGACTGTCACCACTACGGCTGGCAGCGCCCTGACCCTGACCGATGGCAAGAGCACCATCACCGGCACGGCAGACAGCGGCGGCAGCTACACCGTGGCTCTGCCCCGTATGGGCCTTTGGACGGTCACGGCCAAGCTGGCCGGTCTGACCACGGATGACACCATCGACGTGGAGACCGTGGGCGGCAAGTACACGCTGACCCTGCCGTACTTTGCGGCAACTCTGACCGTCACTGCCGCACCCGGGGCGACCGTCACAGCCGCCCTGCCCACCGGCAAGGCATACACCGCCACGGCAGACGACACCGGTACAGCACAGGTCAAGCTCAAGCGCTCCGGCGCCTACACCGTGAGCGCCAGCAAGGGCGACGCCAAGAGCGACACTGCCACCGTTGACGTTACGGAGAGCGGCAGCACCTACACAGCCACCGTGCATTTTTGCCGGTTGGTGTTGACTGCACCTGTTGGCAGCGCAATCACTGCCGCCTGTGGTGATGTTACCCTGACGGCATCCATTACCGGCTCCGATGAGACCGGCTCCGTCACCCTCTACCCGCCCACGCTTGGAAGCTGGACGATCACCGCCACCAAGGGTGATGACAGCACCTCGGAGGTAATCAACGCTACGGAGTATAAGGACTATACTCTGACGCTGGACTATGTGAAGCCGGTGCTCGACAAGAACGACTGGAAGACCATCAAGAAGGTGGCGGATGCCGATAAGGGCGCCAACTACTGGGCCGTAGGCGACACCAAGAGAATCACTCTTAATGGCAAGGTCGGAGCCTATACGTTCTCCAACTTCAATGTCGATGTTTTCGTCCTGGGCTTCAACCATAACAGCACCAAAGAGGGAGCTCACCGCATCCACTTCCAGATTGGCAAAGTCGGCGGGAAGGCCGTTGCTCTTTGCGACAGCCAGTACAATAGCGCCGGCAGCTCGGCAATGTTCCACATGAATTCCAGTAGCTCCAACAGTGGCGGTTGGAATGGATCCTACATGAGGAAAACCCTTTTGGGCAACAGCAATACCCCGGCCAGCGCGTTGGAGAACAGTCTGATGGCAGCGTTGCCGTCCGATTTGCTTGCCGTGATGCAGACTGTGACTAAGTACACTGATAATACTGGCGACGGCAGTAACAGTTCCGGTAACGTAACCAGCACGACGGACTATCTTTTCCTGCTGGCCGAGTTTGAGGTGTTCGGAACCCGGTACTATGCAAACCAGTATGAGCAGAACAGTCAGAAGCAGTATGAGTATTACAAGGCTGGTAACAGTAGAGTAGCCTATAATCATTCCGCCGTGTCCACGGCGGTGTGGTGGTGGCTGCGGTCTGCTGGTTACACCAACAGCACCTATTTCTGCGACGTCAATACTGACGGAAGTTCCGACCGTTACAACGCTTACTACTCGGCTGGTTTGCGCCCCGGCTTTGCCGTCTAATCCTCCGCAGAGCATCTGGCCTCATCACGCCCACGGAAGTGGGCGAAAGGCGCGAACTTTCCCTCAAAAAATCCAAAGGGCGCGTCAGCGCCCCGCGCGTTTTTTGAAAATGGCCCCAAAATGCTATCACTTAACTGTTTTTTGAACGCATACAAAGTCTCGGAAAAGCTATACAATACTGTCAAAACCTGTTCAACAGGAGGTATTGTATGGCAACTAACAAGCGTGTTTTCACCCTGAGATTGTCCGATGAAGTTTTTGACAAAATCGGTGTCCTTGCTACGCAAGAACACCGATCCATCACAAACTACATAGAGTATGTGTTGTTGAAGCATCTGGAAGAAGTGGAGCGAGAGCAGGGAAAAATTGATCTTGACAAAGGAGAATAACTCATGTCGGTTTTGAAGTCCAAGCGCACGGAAAGCAAGGCGGAGTTCGTCAATACGGCCAACCAGATTTATGTTGAGGCCCTGAACTTTCTGACCCGCCTTTCGGCCCGGTACTCTCGGCTGGTAGCGGAACCGGTTGCCAAGCTGGCCGGTGAGATTGTCGATTATGCGGAAAAAGCTAACAGCATTTATCCGTCTGATCCGCAACGTGTCGAGCTGCGCAAGGCCCATCTGATTGAGGCTCGTGCGTCGCTCATGGCTTTAGATGTTCGACTGACTCATGTGTACCTTGTGCTGAATCAAAACCCCGCAGGTGCCTTTACCAACTCAAAAGGCGAATCCGTTGGCTCGAAATACGCAACGGAAAAGCTGGATAAGATGGCTCAGCACCTCGGAGAACTGATTGACAAGGAAAATGACCTTTTGAAAGGGTCGATAAAAAATATCGGCATAAAGCAAAGGCTTTGATGCCGACTGGGTGTGCGGCTGTTAATCTGCCTACTGGCGGTGTGGTGGTGGCTGCGGTCTGCTAATTACAACAACAGCAACAATTTCTGCGACGTCAATACTGACGGAAGTTACAACAATAACAACGCTAACTACTCGGCTGGTTTGCGCCCCGGATTTTACAGATACACGGTCACATGGAGTAGCCAAGTGCGAAAGACGACCGATGTAAAAGGAGCTGCACTTCCCTGGGTGAGAATCCCTAAAACTGCTCTCCGATGTCCTTACACGGACGCTGCTTGCATGGTGAGGAATGTGCCTAACCTCATTTCATGTGTAAGGACAACGCACTTTAGACGGCACCCAACAAGACATTTGTACGGAGGGCGAATATTTTGACAAGTCAGGAACGTCATGAAGCACGATACCAGCGCCGCCGGGCAGCACGCCAAGCCCGGAGACAAGCCCGGTGTGACAGCCTTGGTCCTTTGAATGAAGTCTTTTCTTATCGGAAGATGTTCTTCTACGGGAAAAAGTGCTGCAATGGGGTTCGTTGGAAGCAGTCCATCCAGAATTATGAACGGCATCTGTTTTCAGGAACAGCCCAGCGGCGGCTGGAAGTCATGCAAAAGAGTTGGAAACCGAAACCGTCTGTTCATTTCACCCTTTGCGAACGCGGCAAGGTTCGGCCCATCGACGCTCCTTATATCACGGATAGACAAATCCATAAAGTCCTCAGCAAGGAGGTCTTGGTCCCCTTGTATGAGCCAAGCATGATTTGTGATAATGGTGCAAGCCGCACCGGGAAAGGTCTGCATTGGCAGTACAAGCGCATCAAGCAGCAGCTGGCACGGCATTACCGCAAGTATGGCCGTGAGGGCGGCGTTTTGCTGCTCGATCTGAAGAAGTTCTTCCCTTATGCACCGCGAAATCTTATCTTTCAGCGGCACCGGCAGCTTATCTTGAACGATGACCTCCGGTGGCTGGCCGATGCTGTTATCCAGAGTGCGCCAGAAACCATTCCGGGACGAGGGATGCCCCTTGGGGTAGAGCCGAGTCAGCAGGAGATGGTGGCGTTGCCGAGCGCAGTTGACAACTGGATTAAATGCCAGTTGGGCATTAAAGCCGCTGGGCACTACATGGATGACTACTACATCATTCTGCCGGATCTGGATGAGCTGAAAAAGCTGGGGCATGAAATTGTGCATCGTTTTGAAGCGCTGGGTATTCCGGTAAACCGCAAGAAGTGTAAGGTTATCCCTCTGACAAAACCCTTTAGGTGGTGTAAAGCTCGATTCACGCTGACGGAGACCGGGAGAATCAGGGCCAAAGGAAGTCGTGATGGTGTGAAACGCGCCCGGCGAAAGCTCAAGCTGTTTCATAGGGAATGGCTGGAGGGCAAACGCACGCTACAAGAGGTCGCACAGTACATGGAATGCCAGACGGCTTATTATCGCAACTACAATGACCACGGGCGGCTGCTGCGCCTGCGGCGGCTTTGCTATGCAATTTTTGGAGGTAAAGTACCGTGTACAAAATCGTCAAAGCCAGTGATGGCGCCGTCCTTGCCTTGACCGAGGACGTGACCTACATCAAAAAAGCCGACAACGGCTGTTATATCCTCTGCCCGGAGCCTGATGCTTCGGGCATTTCTTATGCCGGCACTCCGTACCACCTGTTTGGTCGGAAGCCTCTGGATGATGCAGAGAGCGTCATTCTGGAGCCGACCGACATTGGTGGCTGGATTATGGAGGCGAAAGCTGCCATCGAGGATGCCGACGAGATGAACGTGGATCAGGCTTATCGCCTGACCCTTCTGAAGTTGAATGTCTCCGATATGGATGACACTGAGAACACCTGATAGGAGGAAAAGGCAATGAGCAAAGCAACGGAAATGGTTCTGTATCGCACCTGCAAGCGCATGATCGAGCGCGGCAGTACCGATGGTCTGGCGGAGAAGATCGATATTTTCTACGCCGCCGGCAAACTGACCGATGAGCACTACGCCGAGCTGACCGGTATGCTCGCCGAGAAGAAAGAGCAGGTCTAACCCATGGTGGAGCATGAACGCTTTATCGCCCGCCGTCGGGCCCGCTTCGTCGGGATTGACGGGCGTGTGAACATCCCTTATGGAACCGTCTTGAGTAATCAGGGCGGTTTTCTTATACACCAGAATAAGCGTGTATGCACTGTGAGAAGCCAGAACGCTCTGGACTACTTCGTGCAGGACGACGACGGCGCTGGTGACCTGCGGGGGAAGCTGGTTGACGGCATCCAGCGGTGCCTTGAGCGTCGGGATGCAGACTATCAGACCCGCTGGGATAAGGTCTGGTCGTCGGCACTCTGCCAAAAGTACCGCCGCCCGGAGTCCGAAGACTACTGGCTGTGGGCGGCAGCGTTTTATGATGCGCCGCTCTGTGATTTGATGGCAATCGCTGCACTGGTGCAGTGATGCTTTCATATGGGGAGTTGGGTTGCCAGCTCCCCATATTTTTGTATAACAGCAGGAGGGAGGCTTTTATGGAGATAAGTCTACACAAAACAGAAAAGGGCCTGAAAGAGCTCCACCGGAAGCTGGCAGAGGAGCAGAAGCTCAGGGAGCTGCCCGGCCTCGTAGCGGAGATCGAGGACGCCCTGTGTGAGCAGGATACGACATCAGAGGAGCGGCAGGCAGCTATCGAGGACTCGCTGTGCGAGCTGGACGCCGCCGTCAACAAATAAGGAGGACATCAAAATGGACAAAATCTGGGCGAACCGGCTCATCGCCGGTACCAAGACATGGGCAGAGATGCCCGCACGCCGCCATGCCGGAGTCAAAGCGGAGCTGGCCAAGCGGGTGGCCGACGGCGAGATCCCCGCAGAGCAGTACAAGGAGATCACGGGGGAGGACTACAATGAGTAAACTGCTGGAGCTGCTGGAAAAGCTGGTGCGGGCCATCTTTGGCCCGGGGGACAAGCAGGACACCGGCGAACCTGAGCCTGCGCCCCAAGCCCCCAAGGCAGAGGCTGTCGCCGGCTGGGAGGGCGGCCCGCCCTACCGGTACATCGACGTGAGCCGGTATCAGGGCAAAATTACCCTCGACGGCTGGCGAAAGGTCAAAGCGGCGGGCTACAAGGGAGCAATGCTCAAGACGGTGAGCACCAACCGCAAGCTCTCCAAGCGGGCAGACGGCCTGTATATCGACCCCATCTTTGAGACCAACTACCGCAACGCCCGGGCTGCCGGGCTGGACGTGGGCGTCTACTACTACACCTACGCCACCAGCGAGGCGATGGCTGACGCAGAGCTTGCCCTGCTGCGGCAGGCGGTGCGGGGCAAGGAGCTGACCATGCCGGTGGCGGTGGACATGGAAGATGAAACGCTTGCCGTGCTGAAGCCGAACGACCTGACCAACCTCGCGGCCTACCACCTCGAGCAGATCGAGAAGATGGGGCTCTTCGCCCAGCTCTACACCTACACGAGCTATGCCAACCGCTTCCTTGAGATGGAGCGTCTGGCCGGGCGGTGGGACGTCTGGCTTGCCGACTACACCGGCAAGACGCCCAACGTGACGTTTAACTACAACGCCCACCAGCACACCAGCAAGGGCAGCGTGCCGGGCATCACGGGCAACGTAGACCTCAACGTGACCACCCTCAACTATCCCCGTATCATCAGAAAGAAGGGTCTGACCCGTCTTCGGGAGGGTGCATGAGCGAAGCAATCATCGTAGCGCTTATTACCGGTGTTCTTGGGCTGCTGGGTACCATCTACGCCAACAACCGGGCGGCGAAAGACATGGACGCCAAGCTGGACAAGCAGCAGGCCATCACGGACACAAAGCTGGAGGAGCTGACCCGGGAAGTGCGAATGCACAACAACTTCGCCCAGCGCATCCCGGTAATAGAAGAACAGATCAAGGTGGCAAACCACCGAATTTCTGACTTGGAGAAAGGAGCATGACCATGGAAACACTGGTATATAAAGCTGTAAGCATCCTGCCCGCCCCGGTGGCGGCTGCGCTGATGCTGGGCGGCTTTATCTTTTACGCCCTGGGCTGCATTCGGCTGGGCTACGGCGCAGCAGTAAAGCCGCTGGTGCTGGACCTCATCGAGCGGGCAGAGCAGGAGATCCAGGGGACAAAGCGCGGCGCAGAGCGCAAGGCGTGGGTCGTCAAGATGCTCCGGGCCGCCCTGAGTACCAGCAAATACGGCAGGCTCATCAGCTGGGCCATCACTGATGAGACTATCGGTGCCATTATCCAGTTTTTCTTTGACCGGGCAAAAGCGGTTTTAAGAAAGGAAGTGTAACAAAAATGCTGGAGTTATGCCCTGTCACTTTAAAGGCTGCAAACGAGTACGTCAAAGAGCATCACAGACATCACGGAGTCGTTGTTGGACACAAGTTCTCTATCGGCGCCACGAAGGACGGTATGCTTGTCGGTGTCGCAATTTGCGGCAGACCGGTGTCAAGATTTTTAGACGATGGCTATACACTGGAGATCACACGTCTTTGCACAGATGGCACGCCGGATGTATGCAGTATGCTATATGGCGCAGCATATCGCGCCGCAAGAGCAATGGGTTACAAAAAGGTCGTAACGTACATTTTGGACACCGAGACAGGCAACTCGCTAAAGGCGGCCGGGTATAAATGCGAAGGCAAAGCAGGCGGTGTTGAGTGGACAGGAAAAAGAAAGCCTAAAAACCCGGAGCAATACCCGCGCCAAATGAAAACCCGCTGGGTTAAAATTTCAAAAAAGCAGTAAGGAGGTTATTATGGCAAGCACTACATACGCACAACAGTGGCTGAAACAGGCTGTTTTTGCAAATGAGTTTAACTTTTCCAGCCTCAAAAGTCGAACTCGTCACCGGTTTGCCGTGCTTGGCACTATGGTGCGCAACGCCGGACAGCTGCCGCAGCCTTTTTGGCTCGGTGCTGCCTGTGGCGGCGGCTCGTGTAGTGCTGCCCGCTGCGCTGCAAAAACTTGACCGACAGCAGATGACCGCCGCCATCAAAAACGCACCGCTTGGGAGGGTAGACCGTAAGATAGCCTTACTGCGGTACGTGGAGCGGCTTCCGCTGCCGGACATTGCAGCGCAGACACATTACAGCCGGACTGCGATAGGCTATCGGCTGAAAGGCATTGATAAAATGCTTGGATAAGGCTTGGATAAGGCTTGGATAAGCAAATCCCCCGGTGTTCCGTTTTGAACATCGGGGGATTTTTTATTTTTGGGGACATGGAAGCCCGGCAAGGCTCCATCCCTTATAACTTTGCACCAAGCGTTTCCGGGAAGATACGCCACGCATGGAGGATGCAATCGCCCTGAAACCGCTCGATATTCGCATGGCGGCTATATCATGCGGCTCATCCCTGTAAATCAGCGATGGTAACGCCGCAAGCGGCTGCGATCTTTTTGAGGGTAGACACTCTCGAGACTGCCTTGCCGGACTCTGCATGTTGAATGGTTGCAGTGGATAGCCCGGTTTTTTCTGCCAAGGCCCTGATGGTTAATCCTGCGCTTTCTCTGGTTGCCTTGATTTTGACGGCAGACACGCCAAGCGTCTTGTAATCGGGCGAGTTATACCCAATCACGAACAACCCTTGCTGTTCCATCGGCAACGCCTTAAGCGAATAGCTTTTCTCTGCATCCTCAATGTCAACGTCCTTCAGGGCGCAGGAGCAGGCATTGTCAAGCTCCGGGGTCATTTTATGGAGTTTGTGCGCCAGCGTGATCTTCATCGTCACGCCACGCACAGGGAATCTCGCTGCGTTGTCAAGGTCTGCCTGATTTACATGGTCAGGGGTGCAGGCTTCGTCCAGCAAGTGGTACAGCTTGCCGAGATTACGGATGGTGTTGTTTTCCATAGTGTCCTCCTACTCGTTACTTGTTCAGCATATCCATCACGGCGTTGTAATGCTTTTCATGTTCTTCGCCAACAGCAAGCTCTTTTTCGACTTTTGCTTTCTGATAGGCCCGCTCTTCGCCGTAGATTTCGCTTTCGATCTCGTCAGGGATCTCGACGAATGCCTGCTGCTTTTTGCCATTGGCCATCACATACACGCCGAAAGCGTAATGCACGTTCTCCGGCCAACGCCCGATCTGCTGCTTGTAGGCACCCTCCTTCATCTCCTGCCCATTCACCAGCAGGGAATTGATGGTGTACTGCCATTTGTGGCACGGCACGGTGACCTCGTTGCCATCACTCCATATGGTTTCTTCGGTGACAACCTTTTTGTCAACGTCGAGGTCGATTTTTGCGCCACGGGCTGTATTCCAAGAGTATTTCATTTTTGCTCCTCCTGCGTTGTTTTTGCATTCCTTTTGACACCATTATTATACCATAAAACTAATACAGCTGATACAGGCATAGCCACCAAACTTTGCTTTGCTTTTTTGTCTATTTTGTATTAGTTGTATCAGTTTGTTTTTGCCCTTCGTTGCACCCTTGTTGTCGCTCGCTTTTCGTCAGTGCAGTAGCTGCGGCCACTGGGCAGAGCTGGCCTTCGGCCTGTTGGGAGCGGCTATTATCGCCGTTGTCGTAAAGTACAAGCTGACACAAAAAATCCCCCTGCATTGACCTTTACGGGCCAGCGCAGGGGGATTTTTTGTTTTCTTAGAACTTCATCTGCGCAGCATCTTCAACGCTCACATCGTCAAAGCACCGGGTCAGCTCGTCAAGGACTTTGCGTTGCGTCTTTTCACTCAAACCAGCATTGCGCATTGCCATGGCGCAGTAGCCGATGCAGGCTGCATTTGACCACGGTCCATTCAGGGATAGGAGCATTTCTTCCATATCGATTACCTCCGAAGATTTCCATTGTATACGCGAACCAGAACCCAGTCAGACAGAGGTTTGACGTTTCCGCCC